GCCCGATCATACTTGCGGGCGATCGCACCGACGCGAAATTTATTCGCAAGCGGATAATCCGGGCACCGATCGTCGTTGATTCCGACGAAATCGGCCCCGATGAATTCGGCATACCGCCTGAACCGCGGCCAAGTGATTTTAGATAGGTCGATCGCCTTTTGGCCGGTGGCGACGGAAACGACTGCCAGGGAGTGATTCGGTTCGGCCGGCGGGTCAAGGCTGAACGCAATCGGGACGGTATCGGGTGTCTGTTTTTTGGTCGGGTGGCAAACTGGGCACCGTTCTAGCCCCTTTTCGCTGAACACACTGGACCCGCATTGATCGCAGTTCCACCGCACCCGCAGCCATCGACCAGCCGGACAGCGTGCCGTTGGGATCTCGACCCCGACGTGTATTAGGCACGGCCGGTCGGGCTGAATTGTCTTCAATTCCATGCAGGCGCCGCCGGAATTGCTCGGGCATCGCTCGCAAATCGATTCGCGGTCGATTTGATACGCGATCGGTCCGGGCTCGCACTTGTGGCGATAATTCGGGTAAGCCGCCCGGTATGCCCCGCAGTCCGGGCAGTGAAAATCAATTCGGGCTTTCGTCGGAACCGCCTTTGCGATTTTTTTTCCGCTGATTTCCTCGATCGCTGACCGCCGAGCCGTAACACCCCTGGCAGCCCCGCCAATCTGGACAAGTTCCGGCGACTCCGATTTCCTAGGCGAACACCCCATCAGGTCACCTCGCACGGGCACGGACGGCCGCCGGTAATTGTCCCGGTGATCGTCCAGGTAAATACCACGCCGCCGACCGTCATCGTCCCGGATCCGGTGATTTCGTTGCAATCAGTTAGGATCGCGTCGAGAACGGCGGCCGAAAACGGCCCATCAGGCATCACAAAATCTAGGCTGATTTGCAGGTTCGGGGCACAGTCTGACGTGCCGAGCGTAACTCGGGCGCGACCGTGGGGCGGATTCGACGGGGCGCAAGTCTGTGACGTGTCCTCGACATCGACCATCAGGCCATTATCCCGCGGGCATAAAACGCCGTCCACAAGCTGGCAGATACCAAAATGCTTGCTTAGGCCAGTGCCGTGCTTCCGGATTTCCGCGGTGTCGGTCGTTCCCCCGCAAAATACGTTACTGTCGGCAGTAATTTCGATCAGCAGTTCGGTTAATTGGGTGGGGCCGCCAATTTCGTACAGTTCACCGAATTGCGGATCCTCTTGGGCGGTCTCGCAAAAATCCTTTGACAACGGCCAATAGCAATCGCACACGCAATGGGGAGGGCAGCAGCATCCCGAATTATCCTCTTCGCACGACTCAAAGCCGAACGTCGCCCCCAGGGTGGTTGCTTCGTCGACTTCGACCACGATTGAGACCTCGCCAAGAACGTAAGCTTCGCAATAGATATCGGCGCAGTCCGCAGCCAGCGAAACCGAGTATTCCGTCTCTGATTTGGTCCCAAAGTTGACCGAGCCGCCATCGTCCGGCGGGGTGTTCGGGTCGGTCGATCCATCCGCAGGATTCACGGCCGGGGAGTTGTCGGTCAGCGTCCACGGATTATCAAACGTCACCGATACTGAGTATTCCTTCGCCGGATCCCATCGGGGCGGGATTATCTCGATTTCGACATCGAGCCCTTCGCCGGGACAATATAAGCCGGCCGGTCCGGTGGTGTCGATCGACGCAAGCAGGCGGTAACCGCTGGCCGACTCCGAAACCTGCCAAACCTTCCCCTGGTAGTACACCGGCGCGTCGACCGCCGGTAGTACCAAATAACAGCACGGCTCGCAGTCCGGCCCGTCGCAGCATCGCGGGGAGTCCGGGCACCGTTCTATTTCAATTTCGAGCGACCATTCGGGCTCGTCTAGTCCGATCGTCAGGTAGGCCAGAAACAACGGCGAATCGAGCCAGCACTTTGAAAACGCAATGGTGGCGGAGAATTCCTGATCCGTGATCTCGACCCAATCGATCAGGCCGCGGTCAAAAACTTTGGTCGCTTCCGGCGATTCCGATACATGGCCCCAGGCCGCGCCGTAAAAAGCGAATCCGCCGGTCGGTTCGCCGCCAGGAGGGGTTACGCCAAACGCAACGGTGATCGATTCGCCATCGCACACGACACGCTGAAATTTGCTGGGTACGGTGATTTTGATAGAGATTTCGGTTTCGCCGACAATCTCCGTTCCGATCAAATCGCCCGAATCATCGAACGTCCCCCAATTGATCCGAATACAGCACGGCGGACACGCCGGCGGGGGCGGATAGTAATAGCAGCAGCAATCGGGATCGGTGGTGAGTGAATCGCCACCGATCAAAAGAGGTAGCCCGCCGAGGGTGATAAGCGGCATAAAATCACGCCGGGGCGATGATCCGGATCGCGGTTACCCGAACATTCGTACTGGCGGCCGACGCCTTTAGCTCGATTAAATCGGGGTCGACGTGGGGAAGGACCATCGCCGGATCGTTGGGACGTAATGACCCCATCACCGCGGTAAACGTTCCTGAAATATCGCGTCCGACTTCAACCGTCGCGGTCGTCGATAAATTCTTGATGACGAGCATACAAGGATCGGCAACGGCTCCGGTATCAATCGTCGCTTCGGTCGTTCCGACGACGTTCACCACTTCCGCGGCTACGTCGCTCGTACTGTTGACCGACGCCGATTCCGGCTGAATCGTCCCGGTTTTGACCAAATTGTTCGACGTGACTTGGATTTGCAAACTGGTATTGATCGCGACGGCCATTTCTTTCCCTTATGGTTCGGTTGGCGGACATTCGGCAAGTTCGATTGTAGCGGGCGAAGCGGAATTATACCCGCAAACTAGAATCGTTGACCGGGTAAATGCCAAGTAGCCGGGGGCGGCCGGGTTGTTTTCTGGATTGCTGCACGGCGACTGGACCGGCGAACCGGCAACGCTTGGATCTGCTGGCGGAGACGCCGGCGGGCTCGATACGCACCCGGACGCGCAAGGAGTCGTCAACACCCAAGAGGAAGTAGCAGGATTCCAGGTGTATTCCGCGTAGCCCTCGCACGCCGGGACGGGCGGGACAAGGTAGGCATTTGTTACTACGTCAATGCTTTGCAAAGTGGGTTCCGTTGTCCCAAGTTCCGGCTCTGATCCGCACGGGAACGCCAGTATAGACTGCCGAACGTAATTGATCGCACACCCCGTATCGTCATAAGCCACCGCCGAAACAAAATCAATTTCTTCGGGCTCGCCGAGCATCGCCGAACGGGTGGCGTGGGCGACATAGACCCCGGAATGCGGATCCAAATCGGCGTAGACCTCGCAAGGCTCGCAAGGCTCCCCCAAGGGGTAGACCACCACGACCGGATCGCCACAACTTTCGGGATCTTCCCCGTACCAGTAGTCCAAAATTTCCGGGGTTCCGCCCGTGTATTGAAACAAAATCATCCGGGCACGCCGCCGGGCCGCGTCGCGAATTTCCCACCGCGGGGTCGGTGTATTGGTGTAATCACAATCGACAATTTCCTCGCCGGATTCATCGACCGGCGGCCGGCAGGCATCGGTCACAAGCTGCAGAATGACCGGCGAATTGCAAATCCCGTCAATTTTCCAAGGGTTTTGGAATTCAATTTTCCGCAGTTCATCGATTCCCGGCGGTTCGAGGACGTGGGGGAATGTCGACCGAACCTTGACAAATTCGGCCGATCCGGTGCCGTCGTTTCCCGTCAGTGATTCGTCTAGGGTCGCTTCAATCTCGAACCCGTCAAGTTTCTGGGCGAACGCATCGTAAACCCACCCTGGCAGTCCGCTCTCACCTCCCAAATCGACCGAACACTGATAATGGCAAAGTATCTGATCGCATTCCTTGAGTGGTGGCAAGCAATCAAGCGAAATCACCCGCAGCAAAATCGGCCGGCGGTCTGAGCCGAAATAAGGACCATCGGCGACCACGATTTGAGCTTCTGCCCATCCGTCGTCGTCTTCATCAAACGTGAGCCGAAAAACTGCCGAATCGGTCGGATGGACGTAAACTTCGGGATCCTGGCAGAGTGACGTGATCGGATAGAAATTCGGCGGCAAGCTTTGGATATGCGTCGATACCGCATCGGGATCGTCGGTGCCGGCGACTCGATAAGAGACGTAATCGTCCCGACCGGTCAACTGCCAGGGGTGGATTCCGGGAAGCGAAGCGGCATAAGAGCGGTTATTCCAGGCCGCGTAAGTTTCGGCCAAATAGACGCATGACAAACGGAATTTTTCGGCCGCGGCGGCGTCTACCACGATTTCCGGGGTGCCGGATACCCTCTCTCGGAAATGCCTAACAAACCAGGGGGAGTGGATTGTCGGTCGTAGGGGTCCATTTCCGAACGCGAACGAATGCGAGTAGGGATATCGTTCCTTGCATTCGTTGGAGTGATCGACGACGGCCCGGCCGATAAATCGAACCGACGCCGGGTGAATGTTGGCGGGTAAGTCTCCGCCCATCCAAGGGGCCATTGGCGCGACATTGGGGTTAAATCCTTGCGGGGAATCGAACCAGCAGACAAGGCCATTAGAGACAAACCGGGGGACTACTCGATAGCCGATCGAGAGAGCAATCGTTTCCATTGCTACCGAGTAGCCAAGCCCCGGATTATCGAAGGTTTCGCGGTCAGGAACGCCGGCCGACGCTGGCGGCTGTTGAAAATTGGCCGGCGGGAATGCCGGGTTGCTGATCCGGTTGATAATTTGAGCCCAAGTCTCTCCCTGGGTGCTTTGTGTCAAAATCGCGTCGCGAATTACGGAATAACGGATATCGACGAGCGGCAAAAGCCAAAGGTTATTACCGCCCGTCGCGTCAAGCCGAACCGGCGGAAGCGCGAACATCGGCCAAGCAAACGCCCCTTGGTAGTTGAGCTCGAGAAGTCCAGAAGCATTCGACAGCCCCCACGATAGCGGGATATACGATAAATCCCCAGCGTATCCCCACAATTGGCCGGCGATTGCGGCCATCTGTTCTCGCCCGAAAACGAATAATCCCCGGCCGTATCGGGTCGCACCCGTCGGGATTATCACTTCATTGAGCCGTGGGGCCGGAATGTCGGGATATGGCAAGTGGAATCGGGCAGAATTTGTTCCCGAAAACGGGTCCGCGGTTAGTTCAAACGTCAGGCGATCGTGGGACGCCGGCCATCGACTTTCCGGCCATCGCTGAGCGGTGAACCGTTCTAGTGTCTTGCTAACGTCCAGGGCAGCCGGTTGACCGCAAAAATACACGCCCGACATCAGCTTACGTCCCAATCGAAAGCGGTAGAGACAACAAGCTTCATCGCGACGGCATTTGCCTTGCCGATTATTACGTCGGCCGGCGCGTCAGAATTGAGCGGTGAAAGTTGGTCACGCAACAGCGGCTGATCGCCGTCGCGGGGTTCCCATCCGTCATCAAAACCGAAAAGAGCCTTTAGAATCGCAGTTTTCCACTGGTAGATTCCCCAGGTATTGCCATCGTCCCCGGTCAATCGCTGGCCATTTTGCCGGGGGCGGTCAAGGTTGACGATTACGATCGGTGTAATAATTACCGATCCATCCTCGGTAATCGTCGCCGATCCGGCGCCGGCGAACATTTGACCGACAAAGCTTCCGGCGCCAGGCGAGACGGTGACCGCGTATCGGCCGCCAGGGAGGGTTACGGGGATCGCTTGGTCAGAAATGAAACAGTTCTGGTCGTTAAGCCGCTCGATTTTGTCGCGCAGTCTGGCGACGATCGACTGCAGGATCTTTTCCTGAGTCGTTCGGCTGCGCAATTCGGGGTCGATCGTCATTGAAGCCCTTGAACCTGTTCTGAGGAAAGGTCAAGCCAGTTATCTTGCGGGGTCAGGCGGTCGATTTGACTGACCGCGCCTTTTAATTTTGCGAAATTCGACACCCCGGTCTCAAGTAAATAGACGTATTCCGACACTACTGAAAACCGGCGACCGCTTCCATCGGCAAGCAGTTCCGGGGACTTGATAGTGTACGAAAAGCTTTCGAGCACTTCCCGCGACATATTTTGGTCGACCGCTTCCTCGACAAGCAGGGGAACCGCGGGCATTCTTCCGTCCCTCGTGGAAGTGACCGTGAAAACGCGACGGCTTACCCTGCCATGAAGCTTCGCCAGCAGACTTCTATTTCCCTGGGTGTCCGCAAGCGGCATCTGAGCCCACCCGGTTTTGGTTTCGTGCCGTTGGACTAGCTCAACGAATTGATACGGGAAATCGTAAATATTATCCCGCGGGTTATTTTCGTACTTCGGTCGAAGATAAGTTTCATCCGCCGGTAGTGGGTCGGGGGTAGTCTCGATTTCCGATTGATCAGGGTAGCCCGCCGGCTTTACCTCGGGTCGGGTAGGCGGCGAAATGTACCCCGGCGAAACGCCTTGCGGGAATCCGTGCCAAATTGAGCAAGGCGACTGGAGATAACAGGCAAACGTTCCGGCAGGGGTCGGCGAATCAAACGGCAGGGGAACGGGCCATACGCGGGGGTCGTAGTTTTCGATTTCGTATGGGTCGGTCCCGGTTAATGAAGTAAGTGGTTGACCTATTCTGCGCATTCGAAGGGCAAGCGACCTTGGTTCTGCTGCTTCTGCTGTGTAGTTGACTTGTACCCTCAATTCTATTGACGGCTCATTAAGTACATTCACGACAGAGGCATTTTTAATGCTTACGTTCTGAGATTGCCTTTTGCCCCCCACCCATGTTGGAACAAGTCCCGTAATTCTATCAGTTGCGACCTTGCCGGCTGAAGCTATAAGCGATGTTTTGTCTACTCCCGGCGGTCCAGTAAGTTTCACCGACACTTCGGCGCCTAAAATCGATCCGTTGCCGCTTGCGCTTTCTGCGTAATGAGCCCTCCAACTAATCGCCGGCCAAGGCGGGGCAGCGTGGGATTGCCGATCTTCAATTTGATATTTGAGGACAAGCCCGGTTGGGTCGTCGGTAAATTTCTGCCGAACTCGTTGATAACCCGCCAGGAGGGGCGGAATAACCAAAAATCGCATCAGATGGGGCCAGTGGGCATGATTCACGACTCGGAGAGTTCCGGATATCGTCCGGGTCGTGATCCAGTTTTCGTCCTTGCTTTCGTCCAGGCTCCATCGGTTGCTGAGAACTCGATTGTCGCCGGCCACGGGGCCGAACCCGACCGGCGGTAGGTCGTAATTTCCAAGGCACAATCGGCGGGTAACTTCGATCTCAAAAATCACCCGGATTGATCGGCCGCCGATTATCTTCTCGACCCGAACCGCCCGCGGCTTAGGGCCGTTATCTACGTCAATCACTGACGACCGGGCTACGGTGCTTGTAATTTGGTCCGATAGCGGGTGTGCCGCCATCGCTCCATCCGGTATCCCGGTTGCGACCAGGAGGGAGCCGTCAACACCAGAACCCGCCGGACCGGCTTCATTCGTTACCCCGCCGTCAACCAAAAGCCAAAAATCCTTGCGGGGCTCCCAGAGGCGGGAGTTAATATCGGTCATTCGCTCGACCGCCGACGATCCCGCCGGGGTGTCGATTCCGAATTGTGGCGAGGTGTGGATTGCTACCAGGGTGGACGCTACGCGAATCGTAAATCTTGAGCTAATTACGTCGGTGCCGCTTTCATCAAACTGGACTGATTGTTCGAAAGATTGAGTTTCGCAATCCCGGAGCGTGACACCGTTGTAAATTACAGTAGTGGCCATTATCGATTGAATATCTCCCTTGGCCCGCCAAATTCCGGTCTTTTTCCGTCAAGCTTTCCGTCTGAAACATCGGCAAGAAATGCCTGCCAAGCAGTGAGTTCTGGCTCTTCGAAAGCGCCAGGGAAAAGCATTCTTATTTCTCGAACGGTCGAAGATATAGTATCGGTTATTCCAGTGATTTTATTGGCGTAGTTTACTATCCATGTAACCCCCGTCAGTAATTGAACAAATCCGGCACTAATTTCGTTTGATACCTCAGAAATGCTGTCTTTTAATTCTGATTGCTCTCGCAATAACCCTTGCAACGGCCCCGACATTGTTTCGGCACGCCGAACGCCCCGCTGTATTTCGTCCGCGTCGAATTGAGCGTAGGCCGCCGCTAGTCCGCCCTCGTATTCGCTGAGCCCACGATTGAGCGACAAAACCCCGGTGTTCATCAATTCCAGGCCGCGGACTAGCCCGGTAACGACCGTCGTTGCCCTGACCGCTATCCCGGCGAAATCACTCACTGACGAAATCGCGGAAGAAAATGCCGCACCGATCCCGCTTCCCGGCTGATTTGACGGCGGCTGGCCGGGTGCCGATCCAGGCGGGGCCGGTGGCGGTGGCGGCGGCGGACCTGCGGCCGATCCTGCCGGCTGAGCCGAATTGCTTCCCGACGGAGTTGAAACCCCTCCTGGCTGCGTCGCCGCGGTCAGGATTCGGCTGAACCGTGCCGAAAATCGACGTTGAAAAAGCTCGTCGGGAACCGCACCGGCCGGCGCGTCGGCTAGCTCGTCGTCGCTGATTTCTTCTCCGGCCTGAATCCGTTCAAGAAACGATTGCCGCATTGACTCGATATCGGAAGTGGGCTCGCTAGCCCCTTCCTTTTCGCCAAGCAATCGCGGGAGCCCGGAGATAAACCGGATCCCGCTTCCGATCATTCCACGGCCGCCGGAAGTGATCGCCGCACCGCCGATCCCGCGAAGTAATGCGCCGATGATCGGAATCACTTACTCACCTGGGAAAGCGTGAATTGATATTGGTCGTAAGCGTACTTCGCCTCGTCTGGCGATTCGCAAACGCTGTTAAACCACGATGGGGTTAGTGTACCAAAATAAGAGGCAACGCCAGAACGAACCACCGCAGATTGCCGGACTTCTTCCCGCCGTCGGTTCAACCAGAGGCCGAAGAATCGCTCGTAATCGGTTCGTTCGACGCTGGCAAGGTCGATTCCGTAGAGGGAGGCGAGATCGGCGAAGTATCGGTACTTTTTTTTAGCGTCAGGCAATAGGCGTCAAACGCCAGCATCAGTTCAAGTAGTTCCGAAATCGTTAATCCGCGGCCGGATCCGGAAAGAGAATTGACACGAAAAACGGTCTGAGCCGTTTTCGCGACGACTGCCAGGGCGAGTTCGTCACCCTTGGCCGCGTCGAATAGGTGCCGTTCGGTGAATTCCGGGTGATCGCGAAGGGCCATTGCGACCGCGATCGGATCGGCGGCGCGGATTCGCTCGCCATCGTAGAAGCGAAAGATTGACCGGCGCCGATTCCATAGCCATCGGCGAATAAATCCAAACATGATTCAACCCTTGGTGGGCGTTACTGAAGTGACCCGTTAAGCCACGACGGAACCAAAGACGAATCGCGATTATAGACTACCCCGACGTTATTTGCATTTGTCAAAGCGTAATAATGCCCGACGGGTACGCGGTGAGCTTCGAAGCTGAACGAAAGAACGGAAAATTTCGTTCCCTGCCCGCATTCGACCGGATCGCCGACGACGCAACACGGGAAATTTCGGAAAAACCAGTCTTTTCCGGCGTCCTGTTCCCCGAACGGGATCGGGTTCGATTTGCTCGGTGCGATCACGATTCGGAACGACCGATCCCGCAGTAATAACGAGCCGATTTCGGCGTCGGTGATCCGACCCTCGACTGCGTTGACGTTATGCGCCTCAATCAGCCTTTTCACCGCCGGATCCCATCGACTGAGCGAAAATTGACCGCGGACGATCATGCCGAGTTGCTGTTTTTCAATCGGCGGTCCTTGCGGTCCCCCGTGAGAATCGCCGGGCACGTCATGGGTAAACTTCTGGACGGAAAGCCGGGTCTCGTCCATCTGTTCGCCGATCTTTAGGAGCGTCGAATAGTTGTTTCCGGGGAACCCGATATACAATTTCGACGATCCGGCGACCTGAATGTATTCCGGCATTATCGGCCCCTCGGAAGTCTGCTATCTGGTACGGGAAAGTATCGGCCCATTCGGACCGTTAAATCGTTGCGGTTTTCCAGGTCAACGACGGAAGGTCCGCCGATATCAATTACGCTTGCGTCAATTACCGACGGCAAGCCGAAAACGTTTTCGCCCCGCATAAGGGCCTGAATTGCGTCGCGGGAGTTCTTTGTCAGCCGGTCAATCATGTCGCCATCGGCGGCCTCGGGACGACGCTGATAAAGCGCCGCCATCGCCAAGCCGCAGACGATCCGCTTTAGGTGCGACAACGCGCCGCCGGTCAATCCCGAAAGCTGGCTGACAGTGTATCGACCGCCGGCCAGCAGTGCCGCCTCGACCTCCCCGGAAGCATCTTCAAGGGCTACCGCCACTTTGGTTGACGTAGCGACCAAATCGCGATCTTGCGTCGCTCGATCGTCGGTCGCTAAGTCTCCGATCAGATCGACATCGTATCTGTCGATCAGGTCTTGTCCGGTTGCGTAGGCCATTGCTGCCAGGGAGGGTTACGGGTCGGGTTGCGATCAGGCCGTGATTACGTCTTTAAAAACGAATCCCGACGCCGAAGCGGTGATTACCGCGTCGAAATCGTCAACGACGTGACCTTCAAGCCGACGATGCTTTTCGTCCTTGAATTCCTCGACGGTCATTTCCTCGTACATGAAGAGACAGCACGTCGAAAAATTCGGGCCGTTTCCGGCCGGTGCAACGAGCGAACCAGGGCGGGCCATCAAGTAGGCACGACCGGGAGTTGCCACGAAGCTTCGAGTCGGGGACGACGCCCCACGTCGGGAAGTGACCTTGACGGTATCCTCGACTACCACTGGGTAGCCATAGAGTTCGTCCGGCAAGCCGTATTGGCTCCATCGGCCCGCCTGACCCTTCACCTGAGCGTAGGCATCCGGCGACCCCTTGATATGGTCGACGATTTCTTGGCATTCGCTGATCCGGTGGGCCGTTTCAACGTCCAGGACGAGCCTCAAGTCTTTCTTCCGGACAACCGAAAGCGTCGATTTGAGGATCACTTCGGCCGCGTAATTCAGCGACCGCTTGATATCCTGCCTCGCAACGGTCGAAGCGTCCCACGGGCCGGTATTGCCCGAAATATCGTCGACGGCGATAACGTGGCTCGATTCCCAGTTCGAATCGTTCCCCAAAATCGCGTGGACACGGGCCGTCCTGGCCGTCATGGCCTGTTGGGCTTTGATGGACTTATGCGTCTCGCTGATCGCCCAATCGGCCTGTTCGACCGACTTATTTCCAAGCTTGTACGGGTAATCGTATCGCTTGGTGAAGTAATCGAGGTAACCGAAGCTCTCGGTACCGTCATTGTTTTGCGGCCGATCGGCACCGTCGGGCCAAACGAATTCCGCCAAATCGGTACTGAGAATCCGACCGGCTTCCTCGGTCGTGACCTTCAGGTAAAACCCGCGATCTTTCGAAACGGGCTTAAGCTGAATGTAGCTGTTCAGCGGGAATTGATCTGGGTTTCGGCTGAAACCGATCACCAATCCGCCAGTCGCCTCATGGTCGGGGACGTAAGTGTTCGATTGTCCCGGACGCACAAAAGTAGTGGTCATCTTGCGTTATCCTCTTTGTGGCTCGGGAGCCCGAAGCCTTACCTACGGGTTAAATAATGCCGCGGGGGACGAACCCCCGCGGCTACGGAAGTTCAAAAAATCAGGCGAGGACCGGTGTGGTCGCTGCACCCGTCGCAATGTTGAGCCGTTCGACGACCACCCATTCCGCGCCGTCCCAAACGAGCCGAACCCGGTCGCCGACGTTGCTGAACGTGATCGTGGTCCCGTCCTTCAGGTTCGCTGGGGTCAGGGTGCCGTCCCCACCATCGACTACCAGGGTGATAATCTTTTGTTGGCCGACGCTTGTCCCGTTGGCCAACGTTCCGGCATCTGCGCCGGTCGTCGTCCAGTTCGTCGAGAAGCTGGTGACGTTGATTGCACCCGCACCGGAAAGCGACTGAACGGCGGCAGTCAGAACGCCATCGAGACCGTCACCGGTTACGACGCCGGCCATCACGGTTACCTTGCAGTTCTGATCGACAACGCAAGCCGCATCGGCGATTGCCGAATAGGCTTCGCCAACGCCGGCGACGACGGCTTTTCCGTTGGCATCGGGCTTGAGCTTGTCACCGGCGGCGATCGTTCCGCCCGCAACGACTTCGCAGGGCATCCCCTCGGTATAAACCAAGCAGGATTCGCCGGTCAGGGCCGCTTGGGCCGTGACGCCCGGCAGGGGAGCGTATCGCGTTCCTTCGTAGGAAACGCCGACTGCCAGGTCACCGGCCACGGCTTGAAGGATCCCCATATCGGTTGCGGTGTCCCGCTTGACGAATCGCGAGGGGAGGATCGTGCCCCGCGCGATGTAACTTCGTTGGCTATTGCCCGACATTTTCTATGCCTCGGTCTATTGCTGCGTGGGTAGGAAAACGCCCTTTCCGGGCACAAAAAATCAGTGGCCGCCCATTTCTTCCTGGGCGAGCTTTTTGGCTTCGCTGTGGGTCAGCTTCCGGCCGGCCGCCAAGGCTTGCGTGTAGACCTCGACGGTTCGCGCCGCCAAGTTGGCCTCATATCGCTCGGTTTCGACCGATCGCGATCGCTCGGGGAACACACCCTGGGGGATCATCCCCGTCGCGACGGGGGCCTTTGCGGCGTAGTGTTCAAGTTCTTCCAGGTGGGACGCGAATTGCTCGTCATCCATCTGGGATCCGGCCGAATAAAGGCACTTCGAGAATTCCCGATCGGGCTCGATGAAATGCGGGTATTGGTTGGCCAATTCATTGATCGACGCCCGGCGGTTGGCGTCGGCCTCTCGCATCCGAACCTCGGCGAACCCGCGACGAAGGGCGGCGTGTTCTTCGAGCAATTCCCGGTGGCTCGACTCAAGGGCCGAATATCGCTCGGAAAGTTCCTCGTTCTGCTCGGCAATCGCCTGATATTGTTCGCGACTCATTTCGTCTTCCCCCTCGGCGGCGCCGAATCGGTTGGTCATGTACTGTTGATTTTGCTGGGGCATTCCCATCCCGCCGTAGGGCATCATGGAGCCGGCCCCGTACTTCGGCCCACAAGCGAACTTGTCCGATTCATCGGGCTTTCCGCCCATTCCCGGCGGCTGGCCCATCCCTGGCGGCTGACTCGCGGTTGGCTGGCCCATTGCGGAAGTGGCCGGCGGCGGCTGGGCTCCCCCAACTGCGCCGGCGCCCACCGGCGCGGCTGACCCTCCCATACCGCCGCCGGCTGGCTCCATTTCCCCGCTCTGCATCATTTGGCTGAGGAATTGAAATTGCGGCGTGCTTTGGATCGCTTCAAGAATTTGGGTAATGTCTTCGGGGGCTAGCATTTTCGCCTTCTCCGGCTGCGTGGGTGGGGTTCCGGTCGCGTACTCGTCGCGGTCGTCGTCGTCGGTTTCGCCCGGTATGTAGGTGTTTCCGCCGGGGAGGGCGGCGACGGCTTCGTAGATTTCCCGGTGGCCTTCGGCTGCGTCGAATCCGTACTGAACCGGAAGCGGTAACCTGGGGGCTTCCGAAAGGGCGGCGATCGGGTCGATATACGAACGACCATTTGCCCGCAGGGTCAAAACCTCGACGGACCGGCGGGGGCGATCGCGGAAAGTGTGCGACTCGTCTCGGCGGCGGTGCTCGTCACCGAATAACGCAAACCGGGGGCTGACCCGGCCGATCATGCCGATTCGGAACGGGCCGGCGAATCCGATCGTCCTTGGCGGGATCGGGTCGCGCTTCCCGCTCGGGAGGGTGTGCTTATCGACGATCGCGCTGTATGCGTCGGTGTCGGCGATTCGCAGGTTGTTTTCGCGGACGATCGACTTAATCCGCTCGATATCGTTTTTCTTGACGATTTCGGCCCCGGTTTCGGGGTCGCGGGTCGCGGTTTCGTGCTCATGCCACAGGCAGACGTTCCGCCGACATTCAAACTGTTCCGGCGGGAAAACTGCCTGAGCCCGTTCGGTTTCGGGGTCGCCAAAACTTGCGTCACAAGCCTCCCAAACGACTTGGTTTCGCTGTGCTGGATCCGGGAAGATCGCCATCAGTTCCCGATGCGCGCGGACCGTGTAATCTTCGCGGGATTCACCCGGAAGCGGTCGCGGCGCGGAAACTGGGAGTCGTGCGATCATTTGGTCCATAAACGAAAAAAGCCGGCGGGCTGCAGGATTTCTCCCGCGGCCCGCCGGCTCCGTTTTTCGGTTGCCTAGTGGCTGTTTGGTGGTGGTCTAGTGGTTGGTACTATAGCGACTTTTTATCAATGTCGCCAAGTATTTGAGTTTTTTCGGTTGCGATTTTCGACAATCGGATTTTCCCGTGCTGGACTTGGAGTTCAAGCCGCGCGGAAAAAAACTCGTTGATTTCAAGCTGCGACCGGATCGTCTTTGCGAATTCGGTCAGGACGCTGAATATCAACGACTCGTTTTCGTCTTTCGCCATAGCTCGATTGTCGGTCACCTGATCGCCTGAGTCAATCGAGGACGAAACGACCCGCCGGGCAAACCCACCCTGGCGGAATATCGCTCGGCGACCGCGAATCGGCCGGCAGAGAACGGAACGAAATCATCGTCCTGCTGGCGTTCCTCCCGTTCCTCTTCCCATTCGGACGGGGTGCCCATTCGCTCATAATCCGATCGGTCCCATGCCGCGTCGATAACTTCCGGCGAATCCTTGGCCAGTTTTTCGGGGATCCCGTCGCGTAGAAGTGCGAACAAAGCCCCTTCGACATCACCGCCAGCCCCCTTCATTTTCGGGGCCAGGATATGCGGATATTGCCGCTGTGCAAACTCGGCCATTTGGTCGAATCGGGAGATTTTGTCGTAATCGCGGGCGGCTTTCACTTGGTTGATAAAAGCCCCGGCATTTCGGCCGTAACCCGCAAACGCCATTATTTCACGGATCGCCGACAATCGATCCTGAGCGTCGGAATTCATTTCTGAGAACGTCCGATCGACGATTTTCTTAAACTCCCGAACGTCGGTTGGGTGGTCGCCGATTTTCTCGACGATCGCTTTTTCTAGCTTCGTCACGGGTACGAATTTCTTTCCGCCAGTCGCCTTGGCCTTTTTGCGGGCCGCCTTGGCCTTTTCTTGGCTGTTGTCGGTGCGATATTCGCCGGTTTCCTTGATTCGCTTGACGCTGCCAGGGAGGAATACACGACGGGCCTCTTCGCCTTCGCCGACGGTGATGAATCGGCCCCGATCGCCGTAGGTGCCGGTCGTGGTTTTCGGCTTCTTTTCTTTTTTGGTGGCCCCTGATCCGGCTCGATACTGTTCGAGGAATCGATCGATTTGGTCGGCCGAAAATTGTTGCTTGTCGTCGCTCGCCTTGGCGGTCCTGATTGCATCGGGAATCCACCGATTTTGATTGACGTGCCCAAGTTCCTCATTTGATCGGCTGTACGTTTCCTCCATCCATTTCGCTGCGTCCCTTAACTGCTTTCGAGTAAATTTCCCGTCAAGCTGCGCTCGATAAGCGTCCATGCCTCGGTTGGCGTACCCGTTGCGGTCGTAGCTTGTCTGGCTACCGTCAACTTTGAGCGCTTCGGCGATAACTGGGCCGCTCGGGTGCTTTTTCAGGAAATCGTTTACTTGCTTCAGTCCTTCCTGCCCTAGTTTGGGCTTTTTAATTCCCATCGCTTTTTGGATGGCTTCGGCTTCGTAAGACGCTCGCTTAAACAGGTCGGATTGCGGCAGGGGCATTTCCTCGCCCGCCCCGTCTCCACCAAACATATCCCGTTGCCCCGGAAGCGACTTCCGGCTTTCGGCTCGTTTCTTTTCTTCTTCGTCAATTTGCTCAAGCAGACTTGCCGACGGTGCTTCACCCTTCCTGGCTGCCCGCTGATCGGCCTTGGTCGGTCGAACCATGTTGAACAGCGACTTTTGGCCGGTGTTCATGTCATCGCCGCCGAATAGCGACGCCTGTTGACCGGGGACCATTTCGGGGGTGAAGGTTGACGGGGCGGGAGATGGGGCGGGGGCGGGGGTGGGCTTAGAGCCCGCTTGTTGCTTACCGCGATCAAAGGCGGCGCTGGCCGCGTTGGCAATCTTGTCGGTAACGTCCCCACGGGAAACGGCGGAATTGATCGCGGAATCAAAGCCCTTTTCAAAGTCTTTGGCGGTCAGTTTCCCGGCAGTCTGTAGCGCCCGACCGAGATAAAACTTTCGTATGTCATCGTCCGAGTAATTGTTGATTTTTCCGGTTTCGTACCAACTTGAAGACGATTCCTCGCCCGGCATTTTTTGCCCGGACGCTTCGCGGATCTTGCCTTTCATTGCCGATTGAGCGAACGGATGGGCGGGGGCGGGCTTCGCGGTCGCGGGCTCGTAAACCGTCGGGAGACCATTGGCTGTCATTTCGTCGGCGGTGCCCTTCCGCTTGGTCAGAACGCCTTTACTGACAAGCGATTCGAGCGTTTGCCGCTGCTGGTCGGTTAGGTTTCCGCTGTCCCATTCGCCCTCCTTTGCGACTCGGCTTTCGTAGCTGCTCGCTTTGGTATTTCGTTCCGCTGTCGCATTCTTGACGACAAACTTTTGCCCGCGTTTTGACTTCAATTCATCGAGCATTTTTTCCGGGTCGCGACTCCCGCCGGCCGCCAGCGAGAATGCGTCAACAAAACTCACCTTTCCGTTGTTGACGATCGCAACGCCATCTTTCCCTTTGGTGGCTGCGTTTACCTTGGAAATGTCGGCGTCCGATACTCCGATCGACTTCAGGTGCGATTCTAGCCCGTCGCTGGCGCCCGCACCGCTCCCCGGCGCATCCGGATTCTGCCACTTGCTGACCGACTTGATATCCGTGCGGTGGTCCGGGTTCTTCGCCTTGGCTGTGTCGTTGATCGCGAACGTCACCCCGCTGTCCCGGTTCACTTGCGGCTTGCCATTGATAACCGGATGGGCAACCACGGTTCCAAAACGTGACTTGAAAACCTCGTACTCCTGGCCGGTCGAATCGGTGAACCGGTCGCGGGCTTGCAGGTCGCCGGCTTCGGGTGCGGTCGCGCCGCCCGTCCCGGCTCCCGCCGACTCAAGGTGATTGAAATACTTCATTTCGGTCGGTGTCAAAGCGATCGAGATTGTCGAATCGCTTGGGTCTATCAATTCGTTGCCTTCGCCACGAATCCAACCCTCCCCCTGAAGCGTTTCGACAAACTCTCGTTTTGTCATTACGTCTCCGCGATACCGCTGAAGTTTTTCAAGGGCTGCTTTCGCCTTTCCAAATTGCATCGGATTGTCTTTCATAAAGCCTTTGAACGCATCGACAGATTCTTTTTTCTTGGCTGCCTCTGCGGCTGCCCTGGCGTCCTCTTTTGCGGACGCTTCAGATTTCTGCCTGTCCCGTTCTTTGCTAAATCCCGCGCTTTTGAGCGCTGATTCTTCGGTGTCGTGTATTTCGTCACCAAGAAGCCTATCTGCCGGCTCGGTTTTGACCATGAATTTCTTGCCGGACTTGTAAACTGAATTGACGGGAATCGACTTGTATTCGTCGATTGTTTTTGGCTCGGGGTAATTTTCGCGACTGTTCGCCTTCTCGCCGCCCGCCGCCTTCCCGCCCCCGCCAATCTCCCCAATCTTCATTCCATCGAATTTCCCGCCCATCCCCGCTTTAATCGTCCCATCCTTCTTATCGATCATCACGGGTACGCCTTTGGAGTCCGGTCCGTTCGGTTTGACGGTGATCCAATCGAACATTTGCTGACCAGGGGAGGACTTAACCTTTCTGGCGGCGTACTGTTCGACGGATAGGCCGAAAAGTTCCGCCATGAATCGATCGACTAGGGAGTCGGCGGCGGAATACTGGGAGGATTCGCTGAATTTCATTTTTAGCAAGCTTTCCGCGCTTTGTTTTGCTGCACTTGTCAACTGCCTTTGCCATGCCTTGTTTGATGGCGACCACCGCCACCCCGACCGTTTCAGGCTGTCGATAACCGACCGGTCCGGCTTTTGATCGTGAATGATTCGGATTCGATTGTCGGCGTAATCCATCTTGACCGACCCGCCGTCGAATTCGAAATCGGTTTTCTTTTCGCCTGATTCGGCTTTCTTGGCTTCGGCTTCGAATTTCCCCTGGAGGGCAATCTGTTCGCGAACTCGCTTCATGTTCGCGTTGTTATTTCGTAGTTCGAAATCTGCGATCCCAAACCGACCCATAAAATCTGGCTTTAGGGCTTCCCTTGCTGCGCTTTCACTGACCCCGGACTGTTCGACAATCGCCTTCACGGCCGATTCAAGGTCGTACCCCTTTTTGAAAACTGGCCCATTTCGGCCGCTAGACTTGTCTAAGATTTTGCGGACCGCCGCATTAAGCTTCTTGGCCGATTCTTGGAATTGCTCAAGCTTTTGAAGTTTCGCTTCGAGAACATTTCCGGCCCCCGCGTCGCCGATTCGCATCGGGGCGTCTTCCGGGCTGATTTTCTTCATTACCGCATTGCGACCCTTTTTTAACTGGTCGAGGTAATCTTGTGCCCGCTGATCGGCGGCCCTGTTGGCCTTTTCGTTTCTGGCAACTGGGAATCGCGCCGGCCCGGTGATCATCGGCGAAACAACCCGTCCCATCGCCGACAACATCGCTTCATAGGCGGACTTGGACCGCCTTACAAACTCTGGCCATTCCTGCTCAAGCGTCGCTTTTTGCTCGTCCGTTTCGGCCTTTTCGCTGAATTCGCGATAGGCTTGATTCATTTCGTCGTAAAACTCTTTTTGCCTCTGCTTGGCTCGTTCTTCTGGCGAAAAACTGATTCCAGCATGAGCCCGATAGGCCAACTCCCGCGAAATCATTCCAAGGCTGACGCCGGGGGCTACGGTTTCGGCTTTCGGCGCGGGCTCTTTTTTCTCCGCGGGTTCGGCTGGCTTGCTTTCGGGCATTTCGGCGGCTGGCGGTTCCTGCTGCTTCGGCGCGTCGTCTTGGCTTGGCCTGTTGGCCTTCCCAATCTCCCCGATTTTCTGCCCGTTAAACCTGCCACCCATCCCGGCGGCGATTGTCCCGTCTTTTTTGCTAATCATCACCGGTTGACCCTTCTCATGCCCTGGAGGATGAACGGTGATCCATTGAAATTCCATCTGTCCCGGCGACGATTTGAGCCGGCGTTGGGCATACTGTTCGACGGTGATCCCAAGGGCCTGGGCCATGAATCGATCGACCCAAGCGTCAACGGCCGAATACTTTCCGCCGACTTCTTTCATGAAATCGTAAATCGACTCGTCGGCTTCCGATTTTAGGTCGGGACGCAATCGTCCGATTTCGTCCGCGACAAATTGAGCGGTTTCGGGGTTGGGGGTCGATTCAACCAAGCGGGAAACGTCGGATTTCCGAAGCGATTCGATCGAATCGGCTGCGATTTTGACGTGGTTCTTGAAGTTAAATCCCTTGGGGGGCTTGGGTGCCGATAGTCGCTTTACCGCCCTCGGAGTTTTTTCGTAATCGGGGTGCCAGTTGTCAATCGAATCACCCATCACAAACCGCTGTAATTCTTTTAGGGTAGAGTCTTCGGCGCGTCCGCGATTGACGGCCCAAACTAACTGCCGGGCTCGCTTGTTCTTTTCTTGGTCGCCACGCTCAAAATAAATTCGAAAACCGCTGTTGGGCTTGTCCTCTCCGTTTGCTTCGCCTAGCTGGATATAAGCTTCGTTGCGAGTCGTGGCCGATTCGCCGATCGACGCACCAGAAACAATAATCCTTTGCTCTCCCCTGTCAGAGTCATATCCGACGGTCCAGGGGATCATGCTCGGGCTCCTTTCGCCCTTTGTTTCCTGCTTATTCTCTTCGCTACCAAGTTTGGGAAGCTCGTTATTCCTTCGGACTTCGTGCGGCTCTCGATCCTTGTTTTTATAGTTCTGTCTCAATCTCCAATGATTTGACGCAATTTCAAACGGCCGTTCTGTTGCGTCCATTTGCTTGTCGATCTTTTCGACTTCGCTTTTGTCTCCGGTGTACTGCCATCGACGCATTAACTCGTCCCGCTTTTTACTTAGGTCTTGCAGGATCTTTCCGGCAGGGTCGGCTGCTTGTTCCTCCGCTTCGCTTTTCTTTCTTTCGCGAGTCTTAAATGCTTTTTTTCCTGCCTTGCTTCGCCGCTCAAATTGCTCTTTTTTTCTTTTTGTCCCCAAATATTCCGAAAGCTCGTCTTTCGTCATTCCTTTGAGAAAGTCATCGTATGCCTTGAAACTTTCGGCCGTGTTTCCTGGGTATTTTTGCTTTAGCTCTTGATACTCTGATTCCATTTCGTCGTAAGTTCGCCGTTCTGGTTTCTTCGGCGGCGGCGGAGATGTTGGCCCGCCCGGCGGTCGTTCCGGCTTCGGTTCCGTTCTTACCCGAGCCGCCGCCCCGCCCGCCACTGAACCTTCCCTGGGTGCAAACTGCCCGCCCTCACCCGTCCCGGCCGGGTGCCTGGGGTGCGATTCTTCGTCCCATAGCGACTTTTGCCGGGCCGATGTCCTGAGCAGGTTCGACTCGGTGGCCGGATCGTCCCACAGGGATAGCTGGCCAGGGGAGTTACGTGCTCGGCGTCGTTCGTACTGCTCGACGGTCAGGCCAAGGGCTTCGGCCATGAAGCGGTCGACGATAGGATCTTGGTCGCTAGCGGATTGCGGATCCTGAAAAGCGGAATAAACCTCGGCCGGCGAATGGTTGAAAGTGTCGTCAATAACAACTTTGCCATTCAGTAATTTGTTGACCTGATCCGCGGCCCACCTGATCGGGCTTCCTATTTCAGCGCCGGCCATGCGAAGCGATCCGATCGAATTGGCGACAACGGAAAGCAGCTTTGGCCCCGCCCATTGACCAGTTTGGGCATCCAGCCCGATTTTTCCTTGCGGCGTTTCGATAGTTGCCAGAAATTTCATACCATCCCCTTTACTGCCGCAATCGTATAGTTGAAGTGGTTCTTGTTGAATTTCGCAAAATAGTATGCGTTTTCGTACAAAGACTGCAAACCCATTGAAAGGATTTCAGTTGAGTCGTTTCCGGGGTAATACTTCCCCGTGTACGCATTTTCAAATCCGTTTTTTGTAGCTACTTCGTGGGTTGAGTAGCCATTTCCTAAGTGCTTTACTGGTTGCTCAAAAGTTTGCGAATGCAAAAACGCCCTGGAGGTTCCCCCGATCTTGCCTTCGTTTGAGTGCTCGATTGCGTGGCCAATTTCGTGAATTATGACAGATGTGCCGGCGTGAGGCGCAAGAAAAACAGTGTCGCCGCTACAATGGCTCCGGCCGTCATAGTTGGGGTGATTCGGGTCCATCGCCTTAAATTTAATCTTTCCGATTGAAAGACTTGGCGAAATTATAGACGAAAGCCAGTTAATAGCTTCCGAAACATCAGCTTTTTGATTTTCGGGAAGAGACTCGACCCCTTCGGTTTCTATTTTAATTTCTCCGCTTTCTCCGATTTCTTTTATCAGGGCGGAAAACGATTCTTTTCTAATTGATTCTTCTATTTGATAAACAGAATCCGAACGGGCCTTTATCTCTGCTCCTATCCTATCCATTTCCAATTCATTTCCGCTTCTTGAAGCAGCCGCCCAAGGATCATAGAAGCTATCTATCTCCTTTTCCATTGAAGTCTTTTTATCATATAACTCTTTTGTAGCCGAAAGCCTCATCTCGACTAAAGATTTCCTATAGTGCTCGATTGCCGCGTTTGCGATTTGAGATATTTTCCTGCCTTTTCTGGCACTTCTTCTAGTCGCTTCGCTTTTATTTTCTTTTTCCCACGTCTTGACTGAATAATTTCTGTCCGCCCGAACCCGGAGAGACTGCGGGAGCCAGTCTGAATACATATAATCGTCAAGCGCTTCGTCGCCTATTAAGTCTGGATTCGATTCAGATGCTTTTCTAACTAAATCTTTGTGTTCGTCTTGAAGCTTATAGTCCCATCTCATTTCTGCCAGATCAGAAGGAAATTTGCCAAGCCTTGATAGGGTTTCTGCAAGATTGGATAAATTTGTAAATTCAGAAGCTTTTTCTACTCTTGAAAACATGGACTTAAATCCGTGCATGTTTTCTATTTTTTTAGCTATAGAATCCGCGTCTCCCCATCTTTTTTCACTAACAGCTTGAGCGTACCGGCTGGATATTTCGTAAAATCTTTTGTAATCCTTTTCAAAAGATTTAATTTTGTTGGCCTTTTCCCTTACCATGTATTGAAGAGAACTTATTTCTTCTGGCCTTTTTTTATTTAATTCGTCAAGGTTTTTTATTACACCCAAAACGTCATTTCGTGATTTTTGAATGTCCCATTCTTTTTGAATTTCTTCTTTTGCGCCAAACCTTCTTTTTCGCTCTTCTAGGTATTTGTTCCAGGCGTTTTCCTTTATTTGCAAATCTTCGCTTTCGCTTTCCTGCTTATATTTCTTGTAAAGCTCCGATCGGGATTCCTCTTCCTTTTTTGTAAAAGACGGCCTCTTGTTTTCTTTTTGCGGCCGAATACTTCCTATTTTCTGTCCTTTCAGCGCCGGCGGTCCCTTTGATATTTCGCCATTCCCTTTCACGAAAACCGGCGTCCCGCCTTTTTCTCCTTTCGGGGCTTCTTTGTTCGAGCCTATGGTTATCCATCGGCCGCCCTCGGTGGCTTCGTACATTTCGGCAAATCGGGCCGAAAACCGTTCTTCCGGTTTCACCGGTTCGAACAGCTTCGGATTCGGCTTGAGTTTCGCGGCCAGAATCCGGGGGATCATGTTGTTGTGCAAAATGAACGGCCGGATATCGACGCCCTGCTGCCGGGCCTCTTGGATCATCGCCGCAAGCTTTCCAAGGTGATTCGCGACCTGCTTCGGGTCGACGCCCGGAACCGCTTGGGAGGTCTGCCGAACCCCTAGCGCGACAAGTTTCGGATCGACCCCGCCGGACTGGGTGTAGCCGCCCCACTGACGCGCCGCGGCTTTTCGGATCGAGTCGGAGAGCGTATCGTCGGGAGACGGCTCGAATTCCTGGCCGGACTTGGCCGCTTTCAATCTTCCCTCGGATTGCCTCGATTCGTGGGCTGATTTGGCCCCCTGCATCGCTTGGGCGATCGGCTGGACAATCGCTTCGGCGTCGTTCGTCCAGGCGATCAAGGGCCGCCGGATCGCTTCGGGGAGATTGGAGTAGTGGAGGGGGTGGGATTTGCTGCCAGGGGTGGGTTCTTTGACTTCGCCGGTGGACTGGACGGGTTTTTCCTTCGTCTTTTCATCTTTTCCCGCCGGCGCCGCCGGCCCCGGTGTCGATTTGACCGGGCTTGGCGGGCCGGTGATTTTCTTCCCCGTCCGGCCGATTTCGCCGGAATTGGTTAGGAAAAACTGCTGGCCGCCGTCGCCGGTGACGTATCGGCCGCGGTCGCCGAATTTCCCGGTCGTTTGGCCATCGGCGGCTGCCGAAAAACGGTCAATAATCGCCCTGGCAGTAAAAGCGGCCACAATGTCGCGAGCATTGATTATCACGGAGAATAAACCTGAGAAAGTGAAGCGCTAGCCGCGTTCGGCGTGGTAATCCGAATCTTGGCGATCGTCCCGTTCTGCCGCGCGAACGAAAGGTCATATTCCTGTTCGCGATACAACATTAACTGAGCTAATCCCGTCGAGTCGGTCACGTCCTCGATAACCGCGTTGACCGCCATCGTCCCGGATGCTACCGACCACCCGGCCGGGAATCGGGCTGTCACGGTCACCGATTCGAACGGGCTCCCGGATTGCTTGGCGACGTAAACCGAAAGCAAGCATTGAGACGGCGACGGCGGGGTCGGTGCGGGGATCGCGACTAGGGTTTTCGTGACCGTCGCGTCGGCGGCGACTACCAAGGAAGAATCTGCGACGGGCTGGTATCCCGGCGGGGGTGTCGTTCGAAGTGTGTAGGTATCGGCGTCGAGATTGATCACCGCGACACCCGACGAATTCGAGTAAACGACCGTTGACGTTCCGACGATTGAAAATTTCGTCGCGGGGACGGCACCGCCGGCCGAAGTGGCTACCAGGGTGATTGCGTAATCTCCCTCGCCACCGCCGCCGGAAGGGGCTTGAGATAGTGCCGTCGATTTCCACCGCCAGATGCTTGAGACGAATTCTAGCATTGTCGATAGAGCGTAGACGACCAGCCCCATCGATCCGGCCGTGGCTGAATATCCACTGACCAAGGCGGACCAGACACCAGACACGATTGCCGCAATGGCGTGAACGTGACTGTTTGCATCAATTTGGATCTTGTCGCCTGCGGTCGGTGCTGATGTTAGCGGTTCTTCAATCGTGATCGTCGACGTGCCGTCGCCATTATTTACGTAGGTTAAAATCGGACTGTTTTGGTTCGCAATCGTCGCATCTTCTGCAAAACTTAAAATAGAGTGTTTAAAAGCTCCTGTCGGGTAATTAACCCCGGAAATATTGAAAGCAGTCGTTGTTGGAGTCGGGGACGCAAGAACGGTGCCTTCGACCAGCAGATTACTTTTTCGAATCGTGTCGAGATTTTTGCCGGTCGAATGAGCAGACAGGTGATCGCGGTTATCCTCGTCCCACACAGCATCGGCAATAGATCCGCGCTCGCCAGTCGTCAGCGAATAGCCCGCTTTGTCGCTGTTTGCCACAGTCGTTACCGCAGGGGCTCCGACCTGTTGAACGTCGGGGATGATGACGTAATTCGCGAGCGTTCCCTCAATTGTGAGCCGTGGAGTCGCTGACGCATACGCATCATTAGGGATCGCGATCTCGTAGGATCCATCTCCTACGTCGGTGTAGTTTGGCGTGGGCGCATTGACGATCGTAATCGTCACCGGCGACGATCCTTGCCGCTTGTACTTGATGGTCGCACCGTTGCTGTGCAGCAACAAACCAGGTGCAGGAATACCCCCGTCATCAAGTATTCGGATCGTCGCCAGATTGCCGGTTGAATTAACAGATCGCAGACTCATATCACACCCCCATCACAGCCGCATGGCTCGCGGCGAAAATTGCCAGCGGGTTCGACGGAAACGCAAACAGTGCGGGCTGTGGTGCCGGCGTCAACATGCCACCGCGGCCAATTTGGTAGAGTTGTCTAGCTTCTGCGTCCGAAAGTGATCGATTCCAAACTGCGTTTTCAAAAATACGACCACTTCCTGGAATGTCGGACAAAAATTGTGATGTTCCCATTTGCCAACTCGTCATAGCACCGAGAGTCGAGGGAATTATTGAAATGAAACCTAGCGTTACGCTCGCACCATCAAAATATGCCCTGAGTTTTTCAGCATTTGTTAATTTTGACCCGTCGTACACTACTACTAAATGATGCAAATTTAAATCGTTACTAAAAAGCGTAGCGAATGAGTTATTTGCACCGTTGACGGCTGTTATGTACACAACGCCGTCCGAAAAGACTAACGTGTTAAAACGAATATTTTGCCCACTGACACCAGCACCAAACATTGGTCCATTGGTCGATACCGAAGTGCGTCTAAACCATGCAGAATACGAGGCATTAACAGCACCGTTGAAAAACGTCCAGGGCACATTAACAACATCGTTTGACCCGTCAAAATCCAAAGCGTAGCGGCCACCATCAACGACCCAATCTGTAGCCGCATCCATGTTGGTCAGCGTGCCCCAGTTTGATGGGCCGCTAAGATCCGCTAAGCGTGTACCTGTGGGGCCGAGACACGGAGCCAAATAAAGACGAACACCTTCCCACAGTTCTGGGTAGGCGCTCTGATCATGCGTCCCAAAATGCTCCCAGCTTGGCACGTCTACGATCACGCCCCGATCCTCCAGCGATGCGGGACAATCTCGATCCGAGTCAAATTGCCACTCGCTGGTGAGCGGTTGCGAAACGCGACCGAGAAGTTGTTAATAATCATCGGAGCCAAGTAACGTCCAACTGGTTGGATCCACCAAGGCCCTTGATAGAGCCTCGTATCCGCATCGTTGGTTGCGATCAGACTGTAGAACCGACCGCCAAATTGCCGCAGGTTCGCATCATTCGTCCCGCGAGTGTACGAGCCATCGGAACCGGTCAGCTTTGCTGGGAAACGCGTTCCGTCGTGCGACCAACCGAGATAGAGATCAACAGTCCCCCCCGCTGTTGGTGCGGTGCCAGTCTCGACAAATAGGTGAACAGCAAGCCACGGCGGAATGTTGGCACCAAGGTCAGCAAACTCACCCTGTTGCGCCGAAGTGTTTGCCAATCCGTTGACTGAAATGATCTTGCTCACCCCAGTCCCACCGGATGGACCCCAGACAATTGGCGTTTGCGGCACTAGATCAGCGTATGACGTTGGCATCAGAGATGTCCTCCGGGGCGGCGCGGCATCATTGCGGCCGATACGTCGTTCGCAGAAATTGTCTGCGGTGACCACGAAAGCAGTTCGATTTCGTCAATGTCGGCCTGAGAAATTAGCGAAGCGGATAAAAGAACCTGCATCATCAACTGAACCGATTCGAGAGTGAAATCGATCGAATCGCCGGTGGCAACATAGTCAACGAGCGTTTTGCAAACGACACGAACGGTGTAATCTTTCGACGTGTCTGAACACGTCAACGCAATCGCCCCCCATTTCTGATTGCGGCTTGCGATTTTCATAATGTCCCGTGTCAAGACAAAAACCCGAACCGGCGGAAGTATTGCCGTCATTCTTTCTGCGCATCCCTGATCGTCTCCGTCGATCGCGAGCCGCGAGGCGTTGGGGTCGGCGTCGATTGCTTCTAGTAATTCTTCGGGGGTCATTCTCTTGGCTTCCCGGTTTTGTGTAAGCAATCAATTCGCAAATCCAGGCAATCGTTAATGATTGCCTGATTTTTAACTGTCAATTCTAGTTCGTACAGCCTTTGCTCGACCTTCGAGAATCGACGGCCAAGATTACAAAGCAGGCAGAATAGGAAGATCGAAAGACCGATATACCAAATCGCCGTCAAGTCCCCGCCGGTTGCCGCGGCGAGTTCGTCATAGAGTTCCGGGTTCGACGGATTCGGCTGCGACATCGGTTGTCCCTCTCCACCACTGGACCATTCGAAGAATTAACGTAATCGGGTTTAGATCGTAGGTCGGTGCCGAAATCAACGGCTCAAAAACCCACCGATACAGGAGTTCATAAATAAACGTCATTTTGTTTTCACCAAACTTTCTAAGTGCTCGACTCGTTCGCGTAAATGCTGACGATCAGCGATACATTCGCTGTTTGCGGTCAGTAATGATTCGAGTTTTACCTCGATTTTGCTTTTGTAATCAGAAAAAGCAGACCGCGAATCGACCAAATCCTGCCGCGTCTCTTTTATCTGAGACTCCATCAGGCCGAAATTGACGCGAAACAAAAACCCGATGGCCCCGGTCAATGTCGAAGCCCCGACGGCGATTGCCCACGGGATCCACTCGACGATTGACTGCCCTGGGTGTGGCGGTTGTAAATCGGTCATTTCGCGAGTCCTCTGCTCTGTAATTCGCGGCCTAAAGACTGGGCGAAAGCTTCCGGGGAGGGGAATACTGCGCCGGCCCCCCGCATTGCTGCGAAAGCGGCCTTTGGGCTTCCAGGGGGAATTGGCTCACCGCCGGCGGCTGATCCGGGAACCATCTCTGGCGGCATTCCCGGCTGTTGCGGCGGGTAAATCTTCGGATTAGCCAAAATCTCGTCGTCGGCGTCCGGCCGGGCCGATCCGATTATCTGATAAAGCTCGTCCGACTTGATTTTGAGCCCCATCTCGTAGGCTTTTCCGATCGCTTCAAGTCGTTCGCGGACGTTATCGGATTCGGTGTCGATCACGAATTTGACGCCGATATGCGCCGACTTCGGAAAATTCCAAAGCTGCAGCGGCCGCAAAATATCAGTGGTGATCGCTTCCTGCAGTTTGACCGCATCGTAGCTGAGAATGTCGCCAAGCGTCGCTAGGTGCGCATCTGCGACCCCTGAACCCATTCCGATTGCGTCTGCTTCGCTGCTTAACGTCTGGCCAAGAATGTACCGTTTGATCTTATGACCAAAATACGTCCGAATTATCTCGATCGTCGTGTTGACCCCGCCGAGCCCCGGTTCCACAAGCTGAGGCATGTATCGGTCAGAATCTTCGCCGGCGGGAATCGGTGCAAGAATCACCGTCCGCCCGCCACCCATCGCGGCGTAGGCGGCTTTTTCGGTTTCGCTTTTCGCTTGCTTATTGCCAGATTGATACGGCCAAATCTCAATCCCAAACGCGGCCCGGTCTAAATACTCGATAACCCGCTGCAAACACTCGATTTGAGCGTACCACGTCCAGTAAATCCGATCGCGAATCCCGACCCCGTGAATTCGGCCGGCCATGCGGGGCTGATCCCACGGGCCGTCTTCGATTAAATGCTTGTGGACCGCGACGGTTGCCCGTTCCCATCGGTTCAACCAGTAGACCAAGCCGGATTCGGTGGCCTGAATCCTGGCTCGCCCCTTTTCGTCGCGATTGCTCGGAAGCTCTGGCCGAAATGCCGACGAAACCCGGATCCCAATTTGGTCCGGGTCGATATCGTGCGATCCGTCGTCGTACCGAAAAACAAGCTTATCCCCGTGACGCGGCTCCCATCGGCGAATAACCGTTCGCCATTTCCCGCCGATATTTTTCGATCCGTACTGATTGGCGACGGCATAGCGACCGTACCAAATTGCTTCCTGCATCACCCGCCGGTATTCAGTAAAATACGGGGTGTTTTCCAGGATTGTCGTCAGCGCCGCGGCTAAGTCTTTTTGCTCTTGGCTCTTTTCGTCGTCGACCGCCAAGTGCCACGGGCAAAGGGCTACGGTTCGCTGCCGGCCCTCGACGCATTCCATAATGCCGCAATCGGCCCGCATCCTCTGAGCATTCGCCCTGCTATCCTGCAGAGCCTCGTCCATGTTGAGATAGCTTTTTGAGCTAACCCCGAACCGCCCCGATGCCGTGTGAATATGCGGGACGACATCCATCCCAAAATTCGGTGGGGCTCCCGTCCCCTTTGCTGGGTCGCGCAAAGACGCCTGAATTATCGACGCGGGGATCGTGCGGGGGTCGATTTCGGCCATTTTGCTACCAGGGTGGGTTACGCGGCGGGGTTGATCGTAGCATAAACCGCGGCCGATTTCGACACTTTACCGCCCCCGATTCGGCTCTCCGCGGTCGGGCTCGCCTCGGTTCGGTTGCGCGAAAAGCCTCTCGGGCAGGGTCGACCGGGTATAGGATCGCCGAATTGCCCTGGCCCGTTCGCCAACCGGCGTAAATTCTGCCTGACGAAATGGTCCTTCCCCGCCCATTCTGGCGACGGTTCGCGTTTTAAATCCGGCGGCCGTCGCTTTTCTCGGGACGTAATCGCCGTGAGACTGAATGAGACGGTAAGTGTGCTGATGACTCCAGACCGACCCACGGACGCGAAGATAATCCCAGACGGCCCCGCCGGCGGATTGTGCAGACGCCCTCGAAAAGTCGTGGTATTTCCGAACGGGGACATCGTAATAGGCGTAGGTTTGACCCGGCCCGGATCGGCCGCCGGATGAAGTCACTCCCAGGAAGGTGACGTACAAAATCCCGCGGGTTCTTGATTCCGGCTCGAAAAAATACCCGTAAACGTTGGTCGATCCGGGGGTCAACCGCATCGCGTCCATCATCTCCGCGAATTGCTGCGGATCGTATGCGGCGCCACGGCCAAATAATCCCCGCGGCCTTTCTGGTTCTGGGGGCGGAGGGGCTGCAGGTGGTGGCGGTGTGGGCGGCGGCGGCCCCGGTGGCGGTGGGGCCGCGGCCGGCCTGTTCGGATACGTTATCTGCGGCGGCGGTGATGGCCATTCCCGAATCTGTATCGGCGGGGCTCCCGGCCGCCAGTCCGGCGCCCGTTCCTCCCGTTGTTCCTGCTGCTGCCTTTGCCGAAAAACAAGTTCGGCCAGTCGTCGGGCAACTGCTCTTGCGAAATCCTGAGCGGCGACCGGCCTGAACGATCGGCGGCCGATTGTTTGCCGGACATAGGGGCCGGTTTCCGTTTCCGGCGGCCGTCCGGTCACCGCTTGGCTGATAATCCCGCGAACGGTGCGGCCGGCCGATTTGGCGAGGTTAAACAATCGGCTCATCGGTACTGCCTGTCCCTTTTGTCTCGGATTCGCTGCAAGGCGACCACGGCCCCGAATCGCTGCGAGTCGACCGCCTGCTTTGTTTTCGTGGCCGGCTCCCCTGCCGACATCATACCGCTTGCGAGTTTATTAAATGCCCCGGCCGTCGCGTCTACTTGGTCATCGTGGGTGAATTCTGGGAAGGCGGTCAGTTCGTCAATCCAATCTGCATTCCACGGTCCCGATACAATTCGGATATTTCCGGCTTCGGCCTGAGCGGAAAGACCCATCGCCCGGACGATTTTCGCTTCCCCTGGCAGTTTTTCACCACCAACCATCCGGCGACTTGCACCGACAGAAACGTTGTCGATAAACGCCGGGAAGCCCACCAGCATTTTAACAAACATCTGCGAAACTTCCTTTCCGCCTGAACCCCCTTCTTGCTCGCCGAAAACCAAGACTTCGTTTTGATACTTTCGCGCGTCATCCCTAGCGGTCTGCAAAATGACCTGATTTCGGTCGTGATAGCTCCATTGCCCACGTTTTACGTCTTCAACGTAGAAAATCCCGCGACTATCAACGGCCATCAGGACGCCCGCCGAATAGTCTCCGTCCCCTTCGGTGGACGCTCGATCCCAGTACCGGACCCGTTGACAATCCCTCGGAACGTGGTCGACAAATTGAAACCACTCCCGGCGGAACATAAGCCCTTCAATATCGACGAATTCCCCTTCGAGTTCCTGCGCCGACAATCGCGAAGAGTATCGACCGCGAATGTTTTCAAAGAATTCCTTCGGCAAAAACGGGTTGTCAATCGTTCTTGCCCGGATGAGCCCGGTATTATGCTTCGGCTTGTACGGCTTTCCGTTCGCCGTTACGCATCCCTCGGCGTATTCCTCGCCGTGCCCCAACGGATCAAAGCATTCGGTAAACGTCCAGTGTTTTGTCCCCCTAGGCGTAAACGTCAACCACAACGGCCCCATTTTCCCCTTGTATCTGAGCGTCGGGATAATCACGTCAAACGCGGCACGGCTTGTCAAACTAGCTTCATCAATCCAGACGCCAGCTTTTGACGGCCCGGCCAGTTTGTCCGGCACCTCGGCGGATCGGAAAACAATCGACGCGACCCCGCGGTCGGAAGTTCGCCACCATATTCGCGGATACGGTGACAGGATTTGGCGAATGTAAACATCCGTTTGCTTGGCTACTTCCTCAAACGTCGGAAAGGTTGTTTCACGGACGACCCCAGCGTCGGGAGATAGGGCGGTAAACTGGTCGCCGGATTTCGCGTATTTCTGAACGGCGCGAGCCCCGATAACCGTTTTGCCGACACCGCGGCCCCCGCAAAAAGCACGAATCCAGGTTTTCAGGCCGATAAAATCAGCCTGCTTGCGATAGATCGGAAACGGACGAACTTTCATTATTGTCCGCGGGCTCGCTTGTAATCTTCGAGCGAGATCGCCCGGAATTCTTCGGCCTCTTCTCTTGTCTCGATCAGTAAATCGACTACTTCCGGGGAGTCGGCTGTTTTTCCTTCGTCGATCTTTTCGAACGTCAGACCAAGCAATTCGCACCGCTGCCGGACTGTATTGGTGATCGTCGCTAAAAACGCCGGTGATCCGGCTTGGTTGATTCGCTTTGTGCCGGTTTTGACCGCCGGCCCCTTCGGGCCGTCGGTTTCCTCGTCGACGACCTGAACCTCGTCTTTTAGCGATCGATCCCACCCCTCCCAAGCGGCCCGCTCAACAGCGTCGAGCTTCGCGCATTCCTTCGCGATCAAATCGTTTCGGGCCTTTTTGGTCCTGGCCCGCCATCGCTTCCGTTCGCGGGAAATGATTTTCCGGACTTCTCCGCCGTCGATCCCTTCCCGCTGAGTGATTTCGTGAATCGGATACCCGCGGACGTAAAGACCGACAATCCGGCCCGCCGTGGCGGTCGTAATGTCGGCCGATTGCGTCTTGTCTACGGGTTTAATCACTTCACTTCACCGCGGGGCTTTCCAGCATTTTCGCGACCTTGGCCCCGGTGAGTCCGGGGTACTCATTTTTCAGCGCGGAGGCAATTTCGCCTGGCTTCATGCCGTCAACCGCACAAGCGGCCACCCGCTCGACTACGTTATCGATTTCGGGGTGCGGCCCTCGCTGTCCGGCGGATTTTGCCCGCTGAAATTGCTCATCCTCCTGCCGTCGCATTTCGGCCAATCGATCGGCGGGAGAGGCTACCAGGGAGGGTAACTGCCCGTCGATCGGCATTCCCAGAAAATCGGCCCGTTCTTTGACCTGCTCGACACTGATACCCTTCATTCGTGCGATTTGAGCCGACGGAACCCTCTGTTCGATCAACGAGTCGATCGACTCGGGGGCGATCTTCGCCGGCTTCGGCTTGCTCGGATTCGCGTACCGGTTTCGTTTGGTACGCTCGGACCATTCCTTTTCGGTCTGTTCGACTTTTCGCCGGTAGGCCGGTGAAGTCCAGGTTTTTCGGTCGTAATGGGTGCCCGGCTTTTCGTATTCTTCGCGCACCATTCGAACGTCGGAAAACCCATACTGTAAAGCGATTTGACGATCGGAAACGCCCTGAATATCAATAAGCGTCTTGATCGATTCGGGATAGACGACCCTAAGCGGAGAAACATAGCCAATCGCCGACCATGCGTTCCAAAGCTGATAGCTGCCGGCTGGATCGGTGTTCGAAGCGTCAATTTCGATCCCTTGGCTCCAGTCTGCCAGGGTGTGTTCGAATCGATCGATCGCCAGGATTATCGGCTTGGCTTCCAGTTCTGCCTCTGCCGTGTCGCATAGATCGATCAAATCGGCCCACGCATTCGCGACGGCTTCGGAAATCGTCTTTCGTTCAGCCCCCCGCCAGTTCACAAGCGGCGCCGATTCCTCGGGCATTTCGTTCCACTGGTCGATCACCGCTTGGGCTTTAGCGATTTGGTCGGTTAATTGTTGTCTGGTCAGCATCGAACCATTCCTGGCAGTTTGTTGGGGGAATTTCAAAACAAAACCCCGCCGAATTTTAGCCGGCGGGGCGATCGATCGGCAAATCAAAGCCCGAAAAGCTTGAGAATCGCCGGCAAGTATTTCATCACAAGTTCAAAAAACGCGGCCCAATCGCGGGCCATCAGCGTACCGTCGGGAGCTTCTTCGAGTTCGCCGGAAGTCTCCATTTCGTGAAGAACATTGTCAACGATGTTTTCCTTGAGCCGCGGCCGGCGGCCGTCACGGAAGATCCCTTCCAGCCGGCGGCGCTGCATCGGCCGAAGGTCGGGATTTTGGTCGATTGACTCAAGGATCGCCGCTTCGACTTCCTTTCGGTTGACGGCCTGGGGCTGACGAATCGCCATTGTGACGCTTTCCATGACCGGCGGGGATTCGACTACCAGGACGGGTTGCGGCTTCGGTGCCGGCCGCTTGGGCTTCGGCTTGGATTTTGTGACCATTTTTGCCTTAAAACTTGGGGGAACGAACGATCAGAAACTCTTCGCCCGTTCGCTTATCGACAATTCGAAAATCGGCAAACGGGTTCGAGGGGTCGGGAGTCGGCGGCGGGTCGACCGGATCCGGTTTTCCGCCGGGGACGCGAAGCATTACTTCATCAGAGGGGCGCACCTTGTTTTTCACGATGTAGCCAAGCGACCTGGACTGAGCAAAGTCCGCTTCGGCTTGCCACGCCTTGCGGGCTAACGATTGCTGATTGATTTCCGGCCTCATCAGAGCCCCGGCCGTCTGAACGTGAGGATGCCCCAATGCGTGCCCGATTTCGTGCGCCATCGTCGTAGCGCCGAACCATAGCTGCCACGTCCGATCGGAGTCGATCCGCTGCTGCTTTGGCCGGCTGCACGAATTATCTGCGAGGTAAGACCATGCTAGGGTTGACCCGCTGAGAGACGCCGCATCGCACCAAATATGGGCGCCGTCCTTCACCCATCCGGGGTTCGGAGTAAGGCTGATATCGATCGAATGATTCCAGCAATTCATCGCCGCAATCAACATCTGATCGACTTCGGCTTGGCTCAATCCCTTGAGGGCCTTAAACACCCTGCCGTATCGAAGTTTACCGCGGCATGACTGCGGCCAGTTCGCTTCGGCCGGCTGATCCGAAGCGTAGAGTCGAGCCCCAGACGGATCAACCGGAAAATCAGGAAAACCGCACCGGGGTTCTTCAAGAATCGCCGAAAATTCCGGACTATCGCCTTCGTGGTCGACTTTCGACCGCATGAAAAGCTGATAGCTTTCGATCGCCGTTTTGACCGCTTGGTCGGTCAGTTTCAGAAGCGGCAAGTCTTTTTCCGTTATCCCGGTCGGGGCTGCCGGACTGTTAAAGTGCCCCCATTCGTACAGGCGGCGGATAATTTCGGCGGATTTCATTTCTTTCCAATCAATTCGTTGACTTTGGCGGTAACTTCGACGGCCTTTTCAAGCGTGATTTTGTCGGCCGATCGCTCGACCCCTTGGGAAATCGCGATCAAAAACGTTGACATTTTGGCGGCGTCCATCGGCCCGCCCGTCGCAATCCTTTCCGCGGCTTCTGAACCTACGCGGGTGCGGAAGGTTTCCCACCCTTTGACCAACGATTCGGCGGCCGATTTCGTAACGTTCGCGGCGTTATCCGGCGGCACTTCGCCGCGCTGGACCGCTTCACCGACCTGCTGGTAGATCGTCGCGATGATCCCGGCCCCGTCCCTGTCGTTTTCGCCCCTGGCCCATTCATCGGCCTTAACGCTCAAGGCTTCGTCGGGGCTCTTGGGCGGTTCCGGCGGCGTCGGTGGGTTTGGTGGGTTTGGTGGGTCCGGATTCGGATCCGGCGGTGATGCCGTCCGTAAATCGGCAACTGATGACGCCCTGGTAAGGATCGGCGTCCCATCACCCGATTGCGTCAAAACGAAATAACCCGCGTCGGTGATGACGACGGCGGGTTCGGTGGAAAACGCGATCGCGGGGAATGCGATCGCGAACAAAATCAAGGCTCGTAACATTGCGCGTCCGTGGGCTAGCGTCGCGGTTGGGGTAATCAGCGTATCGACGTTCGGGTCGATCCAAGCAAGCCTAGCGGCCCGCGTCTACTGACTTGATCGATTCTTTGGCGTCCTGAGGCTTGGATCGCAAGAATTCGCTGTTGAACGGCGGACTGAGTAAAGCAGGCACCGCCGGCGCATTCCGCCACCCCGCTTCTTATTCGGATCCGCTGGACCTGTGCGGGTTGCACCTTAACCGCCTGAATTCTTTGGATTTTCTGGACCTGTTGAATTTGAACCGGCTGAACTTTTACTGCCTGGACGGCTTGCAATTCATAAACCGGATCGGCCTGGATCAATTGAACAACCTGGTCACCGTGCCCGCCGGCTTCGGAAATCGTCGGCAATCCAATCGCAACAAAGCAAACGGCCACAATGGCCAGCAAACCTAAAAAGCGTCGCAACTTCCCTAACATATTACCAATCTCCCAGGAACAGTATTTTAGCCACTTCACCGCGTTCCTGGTCGGTTAATGGCTCCAAATCCTTCGGCATTTCGCCGCTTAAAATCGATCGCATGACCTTCGACTTTTGCTCGGCGGTCAGTGTCTCCGATCCGTCAAGCACAATTCCGCCGGCCGAATTTTGGGCAGAATGACATTTGGCGCACTTCTGGGCCAAGATGGAATTCACCGGGGCCGATCTCGATTCGGCGATCGATTTTTCGGCTTCAAGAAATAAGCGGAATTTCTTTAGCAGTTCGGCGTCTTCGTGGTCCGCCGATCGTCCCATCATCGCAGATTCGATAAGCACCTGAGCCCGATATGGGGCGCCGACAAGGTAAAGCACTTGGGGGGCGGCTTTTTGCACGACCGAGTATTCGACCGACCGCTGAACCTGTTGGACCTGATAGCAATCAGTCGCGATCGCGGGAGCGGCTGATAACAGAACTGCCAGGAGGGTTACGAATCGGATCACGGCTGCGATCTCCAGTCTTGTATCGATCGCACCGCCTGAGCGTAAACTGATTCCCAGGACGTGCGGGGAATCGTGAATCCGTGGGCGAGGGCGATCAGCCGGGGGTGAACGGGTTTCCCGCTATTCTGAGCGTATCCGATGGCCTTTGTCAAATCGTCGGGTATCACCCCGACCTCACGGGCCGCGGTTTCGATCGTCAAAGGCGAGTCGTAAAGCTTGACGGTCGAAACAAAATCAGCGACGGCTTCGCGGGGCGGCTTGCCCGTCACCGCCTGAACGATCGCCGCGAATTCCTTCCGGTTTTCGCGTAATTCGCTTTCCAAGTCGGACAAGTGGAACGACTCGATTTTCCGCTGCGTGTTCTTGTCGGCGGCGTATAACTCGGCCCCAGCACCGATCAGTTCGCGGACCTCGTTTGACTTTGTGTCGATCAGCCCCTCGGCGTGACAAGCGATACACGAAACACCGTTGCGAATTTCGGTTGCGTTGTGACGAACTCGGGTGTAATCGCTGGCAACATCCGGCGGCGCCGCTTCCTGCCGCTGGCCGGCGGCGTTGCTCAATAAATAGACTTGCAAGGCCCCGCGGGTGCCGGTCGCCGTGTGAATTTTCGGCACGCCCACAATCCATTCTTCGGCTTCGTGCTCAAAGCTGCCATCCGGTCGAAGCGTCGGATCGGTTCGGTCGTTGATTTCAGACGAATCCCGCGTCCCGTAAGCGTACCCCTGACGAACCCCGAAAGATTCAATCCATCGTTTTTTCGACAGGATCACCCCGGAATTCCCTTCGATCAAACCGAACGACTGACCGGCTGATCGGGACACCCCGACCCGCGAAAGAAAATCATCCCTGGTAGCCGGCGGGGCACCGAAAAGTAAATCGTAATAGCTGGTCGACTCTTTCGCGTCGGTGGCAAACGTAATAAACCAATCGGCCCGGATCACCAGAGACGGCCGGCCCTTCGCGAAAACCGCGTAAGGATTCCGGGCTGCCACGATCGGGAATCGAGACTCCCAACCGAATGCCGCGGTATCAATCCAATAGAGCCCTTCGCCGGCCGGGTTTGGTCGCTGGTAATCAACAATCGGCTCAAGCGATAGCGACGGCAGGATCAGACGGAGGGCTGCCAGGGTGGGTTCGTGTCGGTCCGGCGGAAGATGATTGACCGAAAAGTAATAAGTCGTCGCCGGATCAAGCCCGCTAGAATCGCGGTGGGCGGTCGCCGCGGCCCCGTCGAGGACGGGAAGCACGCTGGCGAGCAGAAGATAAATTGCGGTCAGCATCGAGGATCCGTGGGCTAGTCGGATGGCCGGAATCGGCTCACCTGACCTTAGCCGCCTATCGGTTCCCCGTCAAGCTTACGTCGCGTTCGCTCAATTCTGGCCATCACCAGCCATTGACGGAACGGCGTCCACTCCCGAACCGCGGCGTCGATCGACTCGGACTGATTCGGCGTCGATCGAAGAAATTCGGCCACGTCGCGGGTCAGGACCGCGGAGGTTTCAATTTTGCGTCCGGAACTATGCTTGGGCTTGCGCCCGGAGTTCGGACGCTTTCCGCCGCGGGTGCGCCCGGAGCTACCGGCGGGGTCCGGACGTTGTGTCGTTTCAATTAATTCTGTCATGCTTTGTTACCTGTTGCTTGTATTCAATCACAATTTGTCGGTTTCTTTCATCTCGCCAAACCTCGACGGTATCGAGATTTGATGCCAACATAAACGACGGATCACCGATTCGGAGTTCTCCGCCATTTTGCTTGGCAAGAAGCATTAGCAAATATGCAGCATCGAATTCATTGACCTGCGGTCGATGCTGCGGCTGCGACCTGTCGTTGCGAATCTTGTCAAGTTTCGAATCTTGCATAATGTCCCAGATCCGCCGGCAATCGTCGCAAACATCCCGACCGCCGGCTGTCGTTGTGGCCGCTTCGCGGCAGTAATGGCAAGCTGTCACGATTTGTTCTCCGTTTTCTTAAACTTGATCACCCAGACCCACGGATTCGCGGCCCACGATTCCGGGCCGTTAATTGATCCCCAAAGTTCACAAAACCAATCGCAAGGATTCTGACCGTAAGCGAGGTTTGAATGCGGGCACCCCTCGGCCATTGCATCGCCTCGGCTAATTTCGTTCAAACGCTCGACGCGAACGGCAGTAATTTCCAGCGTGATCCGGCTCGCGCGTCGCGGCATGTGAATCGACGGCTTCCAGCGATCGCACCCAACCAAATGCTGATCAGTCGCGGCGTAGGCGATTTCGCCGCCGTGAATCGCAAACGTTTCCCGCACCCAAAGCCGGTCGCCGGGTTTGCCGTGCGGGCAGTATTTCGCCATCGCCGAGCCGATTTCATCGACCTTCCATGCTTGCAATTTGCACTTTTGGCCGATGCTCCATCCCCACCCAGCAGACACTAGGCCGTCGCTGCCATGCTCAAAAGGCTGTGGCTTAATCACCCGCCGCGTTTGCGTCTTCCGTCCGTCGATGATCGCCCGGACCATTGGACCAGAAAATAAAATCGGCCGCTCTTTCAGTGTTGTAATCATGCTGTCACCGCTCCCGAATAAGCGACGACAACCGGAACCGGATGCGACTCAAACAAAACAAAACCGGCCACCGACCGGCCGCTTAGCTTCCTGACGCCTAGCTTTGCCGCCTTGCGTCGAATCGTCGATCCGCTGACACCCAGGCTCTTGGCCGCGTCGCCGACCGTTGGCGACCATGCGGCGACCATCTGGCTTCGTTCTTCGACTGTGATCAATCTTGCGTCCATCGTTTGGATTCCTTGAGTAATGAAAATTGAAAGTAAAAACCGACCGCCCGACACCTGTTACCGATCGCGAAGATATGCCGCTTCGGCAAACTCATCTTCGGTCAGCCCTACAAGTTCGCCGTCTTCAATTCGCTTGATCGAAGCCGGAACGTAGCTCGATTCGCCATTCGTTCGCTTGATCATGCGCTGAAACTTGTCTTCGGCTTTAACGGCATTTTTAATCGAGCGATGGCGGCTGATGGTTCGGTTCCAAAACGGGCTGAATACTGCGTACATGCTTTTAATCCTGGTTAGTGGTGAGGTTCTGTCGTTGTCGCGATTGCGACACCTGAATCTTATCGTCCGCCGTTTGATTGTCAAATACAAAATCAAAGAAAAATCCCCCGGTTTTTTATTCCGGGGGATTAGGTGTCGATCCGTTCACTAATTACCGTCGCTTCGCACACGTCGGGCCGATCCCGCTCTTGATCGACTCGGGGGTCGTCAGCACCCGGTTACACTTCCGGCATCGGCCCTCGAAGTGGTAGACCAGCCCGATCGACTTGAAGTGCTCGACCTTCTGCAGAACGCGGGCCAGGGCGAAATGCTGCTCGGTCTGGTATCGCTTCCACAAAAACACCCGGCCGTCATCCTTGACGAATCCGATCCCCAGATAGTCGGCTTCGTTATCCGCACCGATCAGGAGCGACAAAATCCGCTCCCCCGGTGCGAATTTCGCGTCCGCCGGCTGGGTTTCGATCCTGAAGGTCCGGTGAGTCCCGCGGGCCGGGTTCTCGACGGTGATGATCCCGTTGTGGGTCTCGATCGCGAAGTGACTGACGACTTCGGCGACTTCGGCGAATTCGGCGGTTTCGGCGGTTTCGATTTCTGCAATCATGCTTTTCACGTTTGGGTTTAAGAGGGGAAGGGGGAAAATGGAAATGCCGGAGCCTATCCCGGCGGGGGCTGTGGCATGCTGCTGCAATCGCTTTGATTACGCGTTTCGAATCATCGCGATGTTTTCGGCAGTTTCTTCGATATCGCGATCCGCAAGGTAGTAGCCGATTTGCGAATCATCTATTTCGCTCATGTCCTTTTTTTCGTTTTGGCAAATTGCCATCGCTAATTCAAATGCTTGCTGGCTAGTCATTTCTGCGTTCTGTTGTTTGGGGTAACTGTCTGACTCCCAAAGTATAATCGTCCGCCCTCTGATTGTCAAATAGTAAATCAAACATTTTTCCTGAAATACCTCCCGACCCGACTTTATTCGGCAAATCGGCCTGAAAGCTTTTGTTCTTCCGCTTTTCTTTCGGCTTTCACACGCTCCCATTCCGCCGCCACCGACTCCCCCGTCGCCTTCGTCCCGCACACCGGACACCGCGTATCCGTCGTCCCGTCCGAATAATGCTGTTCGGCCAGCATCGACGACCAGCACCGGCGACACACCGGCGCGAAGCACTGAAGCCAGTTCCGGCCAGTCTCCCAGACGATCGCGGGAGCGCTGCCAGGGGTGGTTTCTCCGCTCGTCGTCGGATCGAGCGTCGGCTCAAACGGAATTTCAGCCAAGGTAGGTCCATCGGTCGCGTCATGGGGCCGTTTTTCGCGGTCTGGCGCGATCGGCACGGAGTCCGGCCCGCGGTCGATCGCTGCCAGGGTGAGTTCATCGGCCGGGGTCAAGATCGGTGACGGTCCAGCCTGGGCCGGTTTCGCGGCCGGTTTCGCGGTTGGTTCGAACCGCTTGAAGTTTGGGAATAGATTCATCGAAAACCTCTAAGGGAAAACAGCTAAGGGAAAAGTGCAAAAATCCTGTGCTCGTGTGCGCGTTTTTGCTGAGAAAGGTCAGCTACTAGCTATTTTAGGCCAAAACACCAAAAACGGCCAAAAGGCTCCCTTGCACTCTTTCCTCAGCAATATCGAGCACACGAGCACAAAATTCTTTAGAATAATCGATTGAAAATCAAAAAGTATCATATTTACGGGCATTTTAGCGTTTTTTCGTCCGGTAGTCAATCAAAAACTTTTGTGCTCGTTTTTTTCGCTGCGAGCACATGCGAGCACAAACGAGCACAGAATTCCTTCGACCGACCGGCCCGATCGTGTTTTTTCTTCATCTGAAAAACCGTTGCCGTTTCAAACGTTCAAAAACTCGGTTTTTTCGTCTCCGTCGTCAAGAAAATCGACTCGGACCGCCTGACCGGTCAAAATCTGTGCTCGATCCGTGCTCGTTTGTGCTCGATCGACCAAATTTGCGAGCACGCAAATAGTGGCCTGAATTTTCACCTTATTCGTTTTTCTGTTACCACTTGAACACTAAATAAAAACCCAGCGGACAAAATTGTTTCGTCCGCTGGGTTAGGTTTTGTCCGTCGTGTTTGCTTGCGATCAGGAATAGCTTGCCCGGTGAATGACCGGCCACGAAAAGAAAGCTGTGTCTATGCCGTGCTCGTCGAATTCGATCCGAAGTTCGTCCGGCCCGTAAAAATCACGAAGCCTTTCCGGATCGAATCGAAGCATGTCTGCGGCGATCATATACCCCTGCTCATGCTCAAATATCTTCCGCCGCTCAAACTCGAACCAGTGATCGAACTCGTCGAGGATCCGGAACGGATTCTTGCCGATATAGCGATTCCAGCGTCGTTCGCGAAATTTCTGGAATAGGCCCATTCCGTCACCCCCAGCCAAATTAGTTAAAAATCTCACTGTCGGACCATCCTTTTGTTGTCCAGTGTGGATGGATGCTAGACGCTTCCCTTAACGACATAAAATTATCAACATCGGCATCTGGAACCGATCCGAATCCCCACGCATCGCCGTTGTCGTTGAGTATGCAAGGCACCATCCATCCGCGGCTTTTGTCGCTGATGCAGGCATTACACCGGTCCCTTTCTGGCCGGCGGAACATTCCATAGTCTCGATAAATCCTGACTCCGTTTTGACCGCACTTTCCGCAAATCGGTACGTCACTCATCTTATCACCTTTATTTTTGCCGAAAAAATCAAGCGTCGGGCGTTTCAAGAATGTTTGCTACGATATCCATGATCCTGCTGATCCTTTCCGCTACGTCTTTAAGAACGTAAGACCGGACGCAGCACGGATCTTGCGGCGGAAGCCTGCCAGCCATTGCTTCCGTTTTAGTTCGCTCATTTTCGAGAAACATCAAATAATCCCGAAAGACGGATTCCACACGCTCTGGGTTTTTCATCCCGTCACCCCCAGCCCCGCCGCTTCGATTTCCTCCCTAGTCGCACGTCGGGCAAATCGCCAAGAAGACAGACCGCTTTCTTCTTTCCCTGGCGTGATCGTGTAGTACCATCCACTCTTCGCAACAAGCAATTTCGGGCCACACTCCCCTAATTTTGGATCATCCCGCACCATCACCCAAGGCCGATCTAAGGCGTCTTTATCAGTCAAAGGAGGCTCGACATATGGGAAGCCATCTGTCGTGTTGTTTTCAATAATGCGATTAAAAACCGAAATCACGCAATCAACATCAACACCGCCGTTTTTCAAAATCAAAAGTCCTCCACAAATAGACCTTGCGTAGCTTATTTCGTCTTGCGTCAACCTTCTCTGTGTCACTATTTCACCTCGTTAAATCCAGCCGCCTTAATTTCATCCTTGGTCGCACGTCGGGCAAACGCCCAACTTCCGCCCCAAGAACAATCCGGCTCCAAAACGACATATTTATTCGATTCGATCTTGGTTATCGCTGCCAATCGATACGGGCCTATGTAATCCGTTTCGTTCCAGTCCTTAACCATTACCCATGTCCGATTCTTAACGTCCTCAAGCGTTAATTCCGGCTCGATGTACGGCAATCCGTTAGACGTGTCGTGTTTCAGGAATTGCTCCGCGGCTTCGTATCCTATTCCTATGCCAGAAGCATTTAGAAATTTTGCCGCACTTATGTAATCGCGAAGCGTCTTTCGCTCATCCAAAGTCAACCTTCTCTGTCCCATCGTCTCACCCCTCTACAAGTTGAAAAGAATCCCCGCCGTCTAATAGCTCGATCATGTACGGTTCGGCCATTCCGGCCGCGATCATCTGGTTATTGATCAAATTCCCCCGCGGGTCGAAAAAAAACGCGATATACCGGCCGAAGGTCCGCTTCTGCTTGCGCAAAATCGGTTCCGGCGTCTTGTTCTGAACCGTTCGGATCCAAATGTAGTCGTGATCGTTGACAAGCTCTTGAAGCTTGTTTTTCGCCGCCCGCCCGGCAAGTATCGTCTCGCCTTTCAATTCCGGCGCGTTGATACTCGCTAAGCGAATCGAAGACCGAATCAACGAATTCATTGTCAATTCGACTGTCGCCTGTACGGTGTCGCCGTCGGTCGCCAGTAACGACCCGAACGGCTGCAAGTACCAAAACCGGTCAGGACGAAATAGAAGCGAGTCTCTAGAACGAACCACCCCTGGTGGCATGTCTGCCGGCCTGGCGTACTGTTGAGCGTGCAGCATCGCCGACGCTGATCCGACTTGAAACTCTTCGCCGCCTGAAATTACCCTAATTTCTCGCATTTCTTCCTCTCCAAAACGACCCTGATCTTGCCTAACACCGTGTTAAGCTTTTCTGAAAAATTCAAAAAATCGTCGGGACCGATTTTTTTTCTTCCATCGTTGCCGATGGCCCCGACTATTTGCGTAGCCGTCACTAGCGCGTCGAGTTCGTAAACCGCCGCACTCAAATCGGCTTGATCCCGTTCGGTAAACAGCCCCGCAACATTTATATTTTCAACGGACGACACGAAGGCCACCCACGACCTGTCCGCCGACATCACCGACAAAAAATACGGGTACTTCCGTGGCATTTCCGATACTAATTCAGCCATTTCAAAACCTTTTCATTTCCTTTTCAATTACTGGTTTAAGACTCAGCCCAATCCACTCACGCCAGAAGTAATCGCCATCACGACCGCGGGCGACTTCAATCCGCGGGACAATTGACCGGACCCGTTTTGCGAACGCCTGCCGGGTCGATCGGTCAACCAAATCATTTGATCGGCACCAATTCTGATAAGCTTCAAAACAGTCCGCCGCGTTGACTTTTCCGCCTTCCTGGCAGCATTCCCACACAAAAGCCGATACCGGGGAAGTTTCTATCCGCATCCAGTTAACCGAATCGGTCCCCGATTTCGGCTGCTTGATCTTCCCGTTCTTTTCGGAATAGAGCCGGTGGCGGCCAAGAATCGCCCAGTTAAGTATCCCGCTCAATTCCGACTGAATCCGCATTTCGACCCGCGGATCTTCTTTGCCGGCGTGAGTCTTATTCATGACCAAAATGATAATTCGGTTCAAAATCGCGTCGGATGAATCCTTGAACAGCGGGATTTCATTCGAAAACAACATAAACCGAATCGGCAAATTAACCCCCGATAGACTTGGTTTGTACTTCCTTTCGATTTCCTGCGGATCCTCGCCGACGATCGACAAGACACGTTCGGTCAACACCGTGTAATCGATCCGATCGCCGATTCGAGCGTCGGGGATAACAGCTAAGGATTTACCGATCAAAGACGCCAAACCAAACTGACCCGATAGCGTGGTGGGGGTCGGGGAAGCCACTGACGAATGGCCGATCATCGCCTTCACCAGCCGCATGATCGTACCCTTGCCCGATCGGGATTTTCCGATCACGCAGAGGAACCGCTGCATACTCGTATCTTGGGTGAGCAGGTAGCCGAACCACTCCTGGAGGGCGTCTATCGCTTCCTGATCGCCTTCAAATTGTTCCCAGAGCCATTCTTGCCAATAGAGACATTGGGCCTCGGGGTCGAAATCATAATCCAGCTTCAAAGCCGAAAACCATTCGTGATTGTGCGGCCGAAGTGATCCGGCTAGGTCGCCCGACAATACCGCGTCAAGGTCAAGCAAACCGTTCCTCATCGACACCCAATTTCGCCGCCGGCGGTCGGATAGGTGCGACGGCATTTCGACCGAACCGGACAACGCGACCAAAGATTTCATGGCGGTTACGACATCGCGGATCAGCCGGGTCGATACGTTGCGGACCTTTTTGGGCTTCTGCGGTTCCCCGGTCTCAATTTCCTTCCTGGCCCGCTCTTCCTCTTGGATTCGCCAAAGCCGCTCGAATTCGGCCCGGATCACTTTGAATAACTTCGCCTGCAGGTCGCTGTCACTGATCGGCGACCACAAGCCGGACTTCCATTTCCAAAATTCGTCCCGCCAGAAAACCAGCTTTCCGCCGGCGAATTCCGAGTAAAACTGCAAATTTAGACGGGCAAGCCGGGTGTGGTCGTCGTCCGATTCGTCGATATCTACGCTGCCAGGGGTAAATTCTCTCGGCCCCTCTGGTATCGCTGCGATCGCGGTTTCTGCCGTCTGAATCTTCGCCGGTCCGTCGATTTCCGCCGGCTGTTGAACCTGTCCGGATCGACCGATCGCAAGCAATCGAGCGTATATCTCCTGATCGTCCAGCCCTTCGAGTCTCTGATCAGCGATCCAGTCCCGAACGTCTTTCCCGTCCGTCGGGGCAATCGGATACGGTAGAGTCGCATTCCGAACCGTCTTCGCAAATTTCGCAATCACCGGCCCCCACCCCGGCCGCTTTCCGCCGTTCGGCTTGCTCACCCAGGTCGCGCCGTCCTGGCCGGGCACATCGCAATCGTGAATCACGATAACTTCGTCCGCACCCGCAAATCGCGAGCAGTATTCGACGGCTTCGGGCTTGGTAGCGTTTTCGGTCGATCCGTAAATGTTGGTCGTCACGATATGCCGCGGCCGTCGATCTTCGGGGAACGAAAGAATCAACGAACGGATGGCCGCGGCGTCTGGGAAACCCTCGCATTTCCAAATCAGTTCCGCCGGTTCTGACGGGTCGAAGATAAAGCCAAAGCTCATTTTACCCGACTCAAATATTTTTCAGCGCGGAAACTATTAGCCAAATAGCCAAAAACCAAACGACTATCGGCCAAAAAACAGCAATAAAAAGGGCTGGCCAAGTCCTGAATTCGTCGCTATCGCTCGGATCTCTCAATGCGACAAAAAAACACCCAGACGTAGAAAAGTAAAAAACCCCAAATAAGCACACCCAATGAAAAAGAGACATTGATTATCACCTCGCCTTAAAAAACAAAAGTTTCACCGCCACCGACGCGACCGCCACGACTGCGACCAATACCGTCACCGGCCAAAAAGTCGCGAGTAAAACCGCTGAAACGAGCCCAATTCGGCCACCGCGCGGAGAATCAAGAGCCCAGAAAAACAAACAGCCGACTACCCAGTAAATCGCACTCAGAATTGGCATCGTTTCCCCTTGCGTTGAAGTTGCGGCCGGTTACTCTATCGTCCGCACCGTCCACAATCAACCACATTATCCGCAATGTCCACAACTCGACAGCGCGAAAAAAAATTTAACCCTTTGCCACGCAAAGACTTGCGACACAATATTTTTTTATCGTCCGGTTTTCTGCTTGTCGGTGCCGATACCCGTTGCTAGATTTTCCGCGTCAACACTATCCACAGCGTCAACAGATGGCTCAATACCTTAAATCGAAATGCCTTACGCCTGGCTGTCGCCGGCCGTCACGGGCTCGCGGTTGCTGCGAATCGTGCTATCGGTCGCACCTGCGGGCCGTTCGGTCGGGGAAAACGTCTTGGCGCCGATTGATCGCGGAAGGATTGGCCAAAAGTTGCGATCGCGTCTTAGCGCTGCGGGCTCGAATCGCCGCGGGGGTGCAAAAATGATGACGGAATTTGACATAATTTTGCCTATGGCAAAATTGATTGTCGGCGAAGTTCATCGGCTCGAAACCAAGACGTTTCAGTATCCCGTCACCGCTGCGTTTCTTGACGCAATCGCCGGCGAATTTTCGCCGCATTCGGCTTGGGTTGCTCCGGCCGACGAAGACAGGATCGCGGGTTACGTTGCAATTAGCCGCGGATTTGGAATCGACGGAAAGCCGGTTGTTTCGATTAATTCAATCGCGGTCGATAAGCCGTATCGAAAAAACGGAATTGGTTCGTGGCTGCTTGCTTTTGTTGTTGGCCGAGCCGCCGGCGGAATTCGAGTTAGCGCGACGGTTCCTGATGCTTCGCCGGCTGCTCAAAAATTTTTCAAAGCTTGCGGGTTTAGTTGCGTCGCGATCCTGCGCGATTGCTACGAAACCGGCGGTGATGGCCTGTTGTTCCTTCACCCTGGTAGCAATGAACCACAGCCGAAATTTTCCGGTGCGGTTCAATACGATATGCCGAAACTTTGCCCCCGCATAGAATTTAAGGGCCGCCCATGAGCACTTCCGCGCCGATTATTTTCGACATTGAAACCGGACCGCTTCCGGTCGAAACACTGAAAGCGATCCTTCCGCCGTTCGATCCGTCGTCGCTTGGAAAGCATCCAGGGGTGTTTGATCCCGCATCGGTCAAGCTGGGAAACGTAAAAGATCCGGTTAAAGTCGAAGCCAAAATAGCCGAATCGGCCGCGAAGCACGCCGCCGAGGTTGCCGATTACGAAAAGCGATTGGCCGAGGGCGAACCCGCACACTGGCAGAAGATCGTCGATTCTGCGGCATTGTCCGCTGTCACTGGGGAGGTTCTGGCAATCGGACTGTCGGGGAAAACTGATCAAATCATTTACCAAGACGCTGAAGCCGGAATTGATGAGACAGTTTTGATCGAGCGATGGTGGAAGATTTACCGCGACGCCCGCGGGTCACAGCGAAAGCTTGTCGGGTGGAATTCAAAAAATTTCGACGTTCAATTCCTTGTCCAGCGTTCGTTTATCCTAGGAGTCGCCGTCCCCGATTCCATTTTGACCCCGACCGGCTATCTCAATCCGATATTTGTCGATCTTCGCGAAATCTGGTTGTCCGGGAATAAATTTGGAGCACAGCCAGGGATGACGACGTTAGACACCGTGGGCCGAGCCTTGGGGCTTGGCGGAAAAATGAAGGGCGTCACCGGTGCCGATTTTGCTCGATTGTTTCACGATCCCGAAACCCGGCCGCAAGCCATTGAGTATTTACAAGGCGATATCGCCCTGACCCGTGCAATCGCCGAGCGTTTCGGCGTCGCTTAGTTGTTAGTTTGGAGCATAGAGAGCATGAAGAGTTACGTTGAACTTGCTGGCAACATGCCGGCAATTGAAACCCTCGGGAAGTGGATCGCCGCTTCCGGGATGTTCGGAACGCTTACTTTGGCACAAGGCCAAGTGATAGCGGCGCATTGCTTTATCACAGAAACCCCGCTGCTCGATTATCAGCGACGTAACATGCTGGTCGGCAATCGTCCGGGCATCCCTTACGACGCAATGGTAGCAGCGTTTCAAGAAGGCGGCGGGTCGCTAAAAGTCATTGAGAAGTCGGCGAATGCTGCCAGGGTAGAGCTAACCGTTGGCGGGGTGACGACGCCATTTGCTTTGACTTGGGATGAAGCCAAACGCGAGCCATTTGTTTATGGCGAAAAGGGGACGACCGAAAAAGAAATCGTACAGATGATTCGGAACGAAAAATGGGCCGAACTTGAGAAGATTATGAAGCCGAAATATGCTTCGCCTCGATCCCGTGCTATCATGCTATGGGCTCGTTGCGTCTCCGATGCGATCCGCACGGTTGATCCGAAAGCCAATTTCGGTACTTACACCGAAGAAGAACTAGAAGACATTCCGTCTTCAGCGCCCGCACCCACCGCACCCGCGGCGGCATCTACTACGCAGCCGGTTCACCCTCCGGCGCCGCCGCGGGTGCCTTTATCCAGTGTCTCGACGCCGCCGGCGCAGGCTGAGCCGGAAGTCATGCGCCCGGTTCTGCCGGCGGCCGTCGAGACGATTGAATCCCCTGTCTCTGAGAGAATCGACGGCCCGGCAAGCGAAGAACAGCGGGTCCGGTGTCTCGAATTGCTCGCTGAAATTGAACCCGCGTTTCCTGGTGTCAAAGCCAAGTTGGCCGAAAAACTCAAATCGGCTGGCATCCAGGGAGGAATTCGGGGGCTTACGATTGGCGAGGCAGTTTTGCTGGTTAAATCGCTGGAAAATCGAGCGATAGACGCATTTTTCACGCTGGACCTAAAGGGGCACTATCAGCCCCCTTTCGACGCAAAATAGGCGCGGAGCTATTCCGCGATTGTTCGCCCCATGTCGCGAACTTGGTTAGTAGATTTGGAGCCGAGCGGGTTTGGGACGCCGGCATAGATGTTTTGAAGTATCCGCCCACGTGGGCACCTGACGGTTTTGAAATCCTCACACTTGCAGAAAGGTTAGAAAATGGCAAAGCGTAGCCTCACCACCCCAACCGCTGACGATCTTGCAGACAGCGGACGCCTCGACACTCCGGGCGTGTATCATGTTCTGGTGAAGTCGGTCAAAGATATGGAAAAGATCAACGGCGAAGCCGGGGAGGGCTTTACGGTTGAACTCCAAGTCCTAGCCGGCCCGCAGCAGGACAAGACAATCAAGCAATGGTTCTCGGACGGCCAGCCATCGGACCGTGACGGCGGGGAATTCGCACGCAAGCGGCAGACGGTTTTTCTGATTGCCGCGAACGTGATTACACCGGTCCAGCTTAACGGCGAAGCGGTTGAATTCGATCCGGAAGAGGCGAGCGGATCACAATTGGTCGTGAAATTCAAGTCGAACGAATACACGAACAAAAAAGGCGAAAAGGCCACCTCGATCGAAGTTGCCTATCTCGACATTTTCCACGTTGACGACCCGCGAAAACCTGCTTGCGACATTAACGCCGGCGCGTTGAACCTGATCGACAAAAAGCTTCGTCGAGACGCGACGTTTTTTGCCCCGCTTGCGTCTTCGTCGAGTCGATCGAGCAAGCCGGCACCACCGGCCCAAACGTTCGATTCTTCGGACCTATAAAGGCCCGTCCTCACCGTCTTAGCGCCGCCGGGGAGCAAGTGAGGGCTCCAGCCGTGTTCATGCTCCCACGGCACCGGCGGCGCGTTTTTTGCCAGCCATAAGGCTAGGCGGTTGGACCTCCGAAAAGCCGCCGCGTTCCGTTTGTTAAGCCAGCGCGGCGACCTGCCTTTTTATGGATTTTTTGCGATGGCATTCAGAGATTACCAGACAAAGCCGAAGGGTGACGAAATCCGAATTCGATTGGACAGCGGCGCCAACATCCAAAGCGAAAATTGGGAAATAGTCTTGCCTCCCGATCTTGGTTTTGACACCAAGGTCGACTGGGACGCTGCCAGCGAAGACGAAAAGCTCAAGGCTGTTCAAGAGTATTTTTATGGCAATGGTTACCCCGATTGGTCATGGGATGACGAAAGCACCGCAAAATAGGAATTTTTTACGATGGACCTCGACTCGCCAATTAACGTCCAAAAGTTTCAGGACAAAGCCGCAAACACCGTTGACGATTTACTGAGCCTTCAAGGGCCGAACGGCGCGTCCGCGGTCGATCGAATTCAAATTGAAGCCCGAAAGCTGGTCGAAGCCCGCAAGTCGGGCGATCTGCCCGGCGCCGTCGCATCGTCGGCCCTGATCACCGTTTTTCTGTCGTCGGTTTTGCACGATTGCGGTTTCGAGCTTGAACGGGCAATGGCGATGGGGTTGTGGTCGATCGAGCACGAAATTGCGTTTTTAAGTCGAGACGAAGCGCCGCTATCCAATCAAATTCGGATGCCGAGGGGATGAAGCCGCACTTTGAAAGCGAATCGGCGACCATTTATCACGGCGATCGTCTGGACGTGTTGCGGTCAATTCCGGACTGTAGCGTCGATTCCGTCGTCACCGATCCACCTTACGGATTAAGGTTTATGAATAAGCGATGGGATTGCGACGTCCCACCTGTTGAAGTTTGGCAAGAGTGCTTACGAGTGCTCAAGCCCGGCGGGCATTTACTATCGTTTTCAGGAACACGAACGCAGCATCGGATGGCGGTTCGAATTGAAGACGCTGGATTTGAGATCCGGGACATGATCGCTTGGATTTACGGATCGGGTTTCCCTAAGTCGCTGGATGTCAGCAAGGCCATCGACAAGGCAGCGGGCGCGGAGCGGGAGGTGATCGGCGAGAAATTAACCGGCAAAGCGCGAACCGATGACGGGTGGAATGGTGGCCAGCAGATAGTGCCTGTGACAGCCCCCGCCACCGACGCCGCCCGGCAATGGCAAGGCTGGGGAACCGCTCTAAAGCCAGCACTAGAGCCGATCACCGTAGCCCGCAAGCCGCTAATCGGGACGGTCGCCGAAAACGTTTTGGCGCATGGCACGGGGGCAATCAATGTCGATGGGTGCAGGGTGACGATTGACGCTTCCGACAATGATTATCGGAAAAATTGCTCCGGCGATCGCGGCCACGAAGGAACAAGGAACAAATCAGAAACGGGATTCACCAGCATCAGAACCGGCGGCGGATCGTCTTCATTTGGCCGATGGCCAGCAAACCTAATACACGACGGAAGCGACGAGGTTTTATCCTGCTTCCCGCAGTCAAGCGGCCAGCAGGGCGACGTGACCGGAAGCGAGCCGAGCCACACGGGGACAGCGAATTGCTACGGCGAATATGGAAGAATTCCGGCAATGAAGCGGGGCGATTCCGGGTCAGCCGCTCGATTTTTTTATTGCTCAAAGGCCAGCAATAAAGACCGAAATGACGGAATGAACGGGGCGGAAGATAAAGTCCTGGCGAGATCAAATCAGGCACAGGCAGAAGCTTCCAGGGGGAATACTGTCGAGAAGTCCGGTGGGGCGTACAACAAACCTAGAATCCGGAAAAATAATCATCCGACTGTAAAGCCGACGGATCTGATGCGTTATTTATGCCGACTCGTAACTCCCCCTGGCGGCATTGTAATTGATCCGCACATGGGATCGGGATCGACCGGCCGCGGTGCGATTCTAGAAGGGTTTCGGTTTATCGGAATCGACAACGAATTCCCATATTGTGAAATTGCGATTCGAAGGATCCTTGCTTCGATCAAGGAAAGACGGTCGAAGCTGTTTTAGTGAACCGCAAGCAAGGTTTAACCAAGAAAAACCAATGACCAGCAAATTAAACCAGTCCGATAGAGCCGTCTTGTCGTTGCTCGAAGCCGGAAACGGCGCGTTCGTTACTTGCGAATCCGGGCCGGTTGGTCGGGCAAGGGTCGTCATAAGGCTTCCGAGCGTCGAGCACGCCCAGGCGTTTCATCAAGCGCTGATCAAATGCGGCGACGCTGCCAGGGGGTTGATACAAGACGAAGTTCGAGAGCAGGAAAAACAATCGATGGCAACTCCGATTGTTTACAGGGTGCAGCCGACGAACGACGGCGAACAACAATACGAGAAAGGTTAAGCAAAAATGTCAGACGAAAACTGGCCAGAATACAAAGCTAGCGATTTGGCTGAATCGATTAAAACTTCGATCGACAAAGCCAAAAAGTCGATCGGACTCAATTCGCAATTCACCTTAAAGCCAGTGGTAGCCAAGCCGATTGAAGGATTGAGGGGGACGGGCCGGACCACAAAAATGCTGGCGGTGGCCAAGAATCTTGTGGCCGAGAACCCGAACCGAAGAATTGTCGTGGTAATGGGTAATTCCGCAGAAGCAAACAAAGCGAGAATTTTACTTCCAGAGAAAATTAAAGTAATTCACGAACAAAACAGCGAGTGGTGTTGGAAAGAAAGAAGAATTCGCGGATTTGACAGAGAAACGGTTTACTTAATTGATCACTATGCAATTGAAAAAATGTTGAGAAGGGAGTTTGGCGATTTAATTGACCTGCTCCACGAACACGATCCAGAGACGATGTTTCTTCGGTATCAGCGATAGAAATTACTTGCTAACCTGTCCCCGCCGAATGCGTAAAACGGCACCTCCGCAACACCCGAACCCCAGAGCAGTCCGATGAGCACCCTCGAAATAATCGCCCGATATCAGGGCGAGCGTATGCGCTGGCCGATCGACGACCCGGAATCGCCGGGGGATTTTACCCTGATCGGTCTGGCGGCCGTCTGCGAACAATCGCGGGAAATCTGCAAAGCCGCCGGGATCGACACCGACGAGCCGGTCACGATCAAAGGAATTGCAAACGACGAAGACTTGGAGCGAAACGGCTCTTACCGTTTTTTCGGCTCGTTTTCGTACTACACAAACCGCCGGACCGGCGACCGTGAAAAGCAATTTCACTTCCGCTCGTTTACCCGCCATGTTCCGCACGATCCGGACGGCCTAGCCGACTATCTAGCCGCGGCCGGAAAGGGGAACGGGATCGGCCACCGAAAAGCGATGGCGTTAGTTAAGGCGTTCGGTTGCGAATCGGTTCTGTCGAAATGCAAAGAGGACGTTGCCGCGGTAATGGCCGAGACTGGGATCAAGGAAGATCAGGCGAAAGCGTTTGCCGAATTGCTCAGAGCCCGCCAAGCGACCGAGAATTCCACCCTGGAAGTCGAGCGGATTTTAGCGAAGAAGAAATTCCCCCGCGCCCTAACGCGCAAGCTGATAAAGACCTGGGGCGCTGAGGCCCCGCAGCGAATCCATGACGACCCGTTCTCGTTGATGCAGTTCCGCGGGGTCGGGTTCTTGCTTGCCGATCGCCTCTGGGTCGATTTAGGCAAAGACCCCGCAGCAATTCGCCGACAGTCCGCGTATATCTGGCATGAGGTTCACACGTCGCGAGACGGCCACGCATGGCACGACGTAGAGACGATCGCCGCGAAACTCCGTCGAGCGATCGGCGTAAAGGCCAGCCCCCGCGACGCGATACTTTTTGGTAAGGAAATCTTTGCGAAATCGCCGAACGAGTTTGGAGCGATCGCGACTGCTCGGAGTGATTTGAGCGGCCGATACGATCCGAAGGGAGGTAAGGTTTGGGTCGCTGATGGAAAGGACGAAGAATCCGAGCGGTGGGTCGCCGATTTGGTTTCGGCCGCGGTAACGGAAGTCCGGCCGGTCTATTATTACCGCCAGGACGAGCCCCGGACCACGACAGCGAAGATACTTGATTCGGCGCGTTGCCAGCGATGTTATCGGCCGCTTACCGCCCCCGATATTCACGTCTTGCACGGTCGACCGTATGGCCCGACGTGCATCACGCACGTTGACCCGAAAGGGACCGCGGAAATCGTCACCCAAGAAGAATGGAACGAACGAAACGAGATCGGGCCGCAAGAAGTCACGCCGGCGAAGCTGGTTAGCGTCCCCGAAGTATCGCTCTGGCCGGACGAATCGGAAATCGAGGGGATAAGCGATCATCAGCGAGAGCAAATCGGCAAGTCGCTGACTGCCAGGGTGGGTTTACTCGGGGGCTCGCCGGGGACCGGAAAAACGTACACGATTGCGGCGCTGATTAAGGCGATCGCGAAAAGCGGCCGGGTGCCGCTCGACCAAATCGCGATTGGAGCACCGACCGGGAAAGCCGCCGTCCGATTGACCGAATCGCTGCACGCTTTTGGGCTCAGCGTCTACGCTCGAACCTGGCATTCCCTCCTGGGAGTCGCAAAGGCCGGCGACGGAGAATCGGAAGAATGGGGGTTCGTTCACGGGCTAAAACAGCCGTGGAGCTATCGAGTAATAATCGGCGACGAAACCTCGATGGTTCCGGCCGGGCTAATGGCGTCGATCCTCAAAGCCCGGCCGAACGGCTGCCACGCTCTTTTTGTGGGCGACGCAAATCAACTCGCCCCTGTCGGGGTTGGCGCCCCATTTCGCGATTTCATCGGGGCCGGTCTGGCATACGGCGAACTTCGCGAAATCAAGCGCAACTCCGGCGGCATCGTCGAAGCCTGCGCCGACATTCGCGACCGACGGCCGTGGGCCGCGAATTACTGCGACCCCGGCCAAAACCTTTGGATCACCGGTGACCGCACGCCAGCAAGTCAAATCGCAAGAATTCTGTCACTGATTGAAAACTGCCCTGGTGATCCGGTTTGGGATTGCCAAGTTTTAACCGCAGTCAACCAGCGGTCGGAGCTATCGCGCGAAGTTTTAAATCATATCCTTCAGGATCGTCTAAACCCGAATCCGCCGGTCGAAGGAACCGACTTTAGAATCGGCGATAAAGTCGTCTGTCTTTCGAACGGCGGATACGATCCGACCGACGACACCGAATCAGAGGGCCAAATCTACGTTGCCAACGGCGAGATCGGCCGGGTTCGTGAAATCATGCCGGGCCGGATGATCGTAACGCTCGAATCCGGCGAGCGAGATAAATCAATCGTTGTTTTACGCGGACCGAAGAGTACCGAAGGCGATGCGACCAACGGTTGCCCGTGGGATCTTGCTTACGCCATGAGCGTTCACAAGTACCAAGGAAGCGAACAGAAAACGGTTATCGGAGTTTTGGATAACTATTTCGGCGCGAAGATGCTCTGCGATCGGGCTTGGATTTATACGCTGATCAGCCGGGCTAAGCACTTTTGCCAGCTAGTCGGGACAAAGGAAACCGCCGAGCTATTTTGCAAGGTTTCCCGAATGCACTTGCGAAAAACATTTCTTGCCGATCGCATTCGCGAGAAGCTTTACTCACATGACGCGGAAGGGTTGTAATGCAGATTTACGCTTTAAATGGTTACCTCTACCAGATCGAACCGCGGCTAAAGCCCGCCTTGGCGGATTATGTCGTGCAGTTCCCATATCACGCAAACTGGACCCCGAGACGGGCAGAGGCGTTATCGGCGACGATTCGGAGCCCTTGCATCCTGATTGGATTTTCCGACGGGGCCGACGCGGCGGCCAGGATTGCGAAATCAAACCAGAATGTTAAAGCCCTGTTTTTTCACTCCGGATTAGACAGCGGGATAAAGCTTCCCGATTCGGTCGATTTTGTCGCGTATCGGACGACCGGCGATCGTACACCGACCTACCAGCAAACTAAGCGGTTTTACTGGCGGCAGAGAGACGGGGTGATGGTCGAACTCGCTCCCGTTGCGTTTGACGATCCGACCCGATTTGAGCGGACGTTCTTGAATCCGCTTGGCCATCAGTTTCACAACGCGATCCCGCATTTAGTTTCGGCGATCGGGGAGGTCATGAAAAAATGGTCCTAGACTCGAAATTCAAAATTCTGGTTGACCATTTTGGGATTCTTGATCCCGAAGATTGGCAGGCGATCCGGCCGTCGGAAATATCGGCCGTTCCGTCAATCGGACCGTCGACGCTAAATCACTTGCGGGTGATGCTGGCGAACCGCGGTTTAACTTTATTAGAAGATCAAACCCCCGAACACTGGCAAGCGGAATTGGGGCTAAAGCGAGGGGCGACGGAGATATCGCAAACCGATAACACGATCGCTTCGGAATTTCGAATTTTGATCGACACAAGAGAACAAAATCCGTTCACCTTTGCAGGAATTAAGGCCGACGCCCGCCAGGGTGGAAAACCCATCCTGGTGGCCACCGAGCGGGCTACGCTTGGCGAATCGCACGGAGATTACACCGTTCCGGAATTGATCGACTATTGCCATATCGAGCGAAAGAGCCGAGAAGATTGCTGGGGAACCGTACTTGGCTGGGGCGATCGCCGGGAAGCATTTCAACGAACGCTTGAATACCTAGCGGAGATCCCGGTCGGGCTCGTCGTCGTTGAAGCGACATGGGGCGATTGTCTAAATAACATGCCCGAGCACGGCACCCGTACAAAATCTAGTAATCAGAAGATTTTTAATCGGCAAGTGTTAGCATGGGGTCAAGATTACGGGGTCCAGTGGCATTTTTTTGACGATAGACGATTGGCCGAAGTTAATACATTCAGGATCCTCGAAAGACAATGGAGGAAGCAAAAAGAAGCACAGAAAAGAGCACAAAAAGAAGCAAGCGAAACCGATTACGAACTATAGACCGAATCCCTCACACAAAAGCCCAAACAATGAAAAGAACATTACAGCCAGGAAAGATTGTCAAATCACAAGCCCCACAGGTGGAACCGGCCGCCGAAGCAAAGCTTGAAGCAAAGCCCGACGCGAACGCCAAGCCGGCGATCGTCGGCGTCAATTTTCTGGACGAAATCTACAGCGATCAGAAGTTGATTTTGACCCTGCAAACGAAGATAGCCGGGTTGGTCGAGCAGATCGAAACCACGAAAACCCAGCTATCCGAAGCAATGACTAAGCAGGCCCGATTCTTGAGGTCGCTGCCGGCCGCGGTGATTGCGGCTCACGAAGGCCGAAACGTCGATGACGTTCAACAGGAGATTGACGGCGCGGTGATGGACGGAGCCCGCGTCATTTATCGCGGCACAACGATTAAAGGCGAAGGATCGATAATCGGCACGGCGATAGAATCCGGCGAACCCCAGGAGCTTATCAAGGTTGCCACCCCGCCGCCGATCGTCGTCACCGAATCGGAACCGGCCGGCGGGTCGGTTGTCGCCAAGTCCGCACTCGATACCCCGGCCGTTAGTAGTACCGAGCCCTACCCCGAAGGCTGGAACGAAATCCCGACGCAATCGATCCTGGCCGATGTTCGCGGGTTAGGCCCGAATCGGATTGACGCCATCGTCGAAAAATTTCCGAAGCTTTCCGACCTGCACAACTCGCGAGTTTTGGCCGAGTCGCAAAGCCGATTTTGGTACAACGAATTCCCGAAAGGCACGGGAAAAAATATCGTCGCCCGAATTGCGGAATTGATGGACCGGCTCAAGACCGAGCAAAGCGAACCAGAGGCCGAA